GTTGAAAATCTTCAAAGCTTCGGCGTTCTTGAGAACCATATCGAAGACGTACTGAACTTTGGTTTCGGTCAACTTGATCATCAGCGCAAGCTTTTGCTTGGTCAGATATGCCTTGGCGCGGGCGTAAAGAGAAGGCTTAACAGCTTCTCTCTGCTGCATCGTCCAGCCACCACTATTGACCAGCATAGTGCCATCGGTCGTATACATCACAAGAGGACTAGATGTTGATGATGCTGTTACGAAAGAAACAGTATTGCCACCGAAAAATCCACTGCGAGGCGCTTCTTGAGCGGCTGGCACATCCTTAATCTTATTTTTTGGAAGGTCGCCATCTATTTGAAAACGCTCAAAGATGGTCAATTTGTCTTTGGCATTCTTTTCATTCAAGGTGTACAGCATTGTTGTCTCCTACATTCAAGTATACGAAAGTGGATTTAGATTACAATAGGTGGAGTACAAAGCTCTTCGCGAATCTCCATAAGTACACTTCCCAAAGCGTTCTTACCAACACCTTGATGTTTTGGACAGCTACATGTGCCCCAATAGATATCGCACCAGTTGCCACCCTCAACCAACTTGGCATCTTTCGTTTCCAAAAGTTTGATGGCTAGATCAGTGTTTCGTGTGAACTTGTCTTTCAGAACCGTCTTCATGTATCGGTACTTGACGTTATCCCAATCGGGACGCATGGCGAAGGTCTGCCCGAAGTTTCTGGCATCCCTTGCTCTTTTTAGAGACAGTATATGCTTGCGAATGGAAACATCATCTGTTTTGCTTGCCATGTATGCGTGTTCACTTGAGGGGAACAAAAGCCCGGCATACATGACTGGACACATATAAAAGTTGCTGAGGAAGAAATAATCGCCTCTAAAGTTGTCGATAACGTTCATAGAAACTCCTAAATAGATTCTATCAAGTTGTTTTTATACTTCAACCATTATGTTTTATAAATATCGTATAAAGGATCGTTCCTATGCCGTATGACAAGACAATAGGTGGCGATGATTTCACGTTCTCAGGAACTCTGTCAGGAACCCCACAGACTGCTTTCGATCTTCTAAGTCCAGCCGATCAAGAAGAACTTCTAGAAGCTCTTTTTAAAGATGGTGATAGCACCAAACCAAAAATTCGTGTAGCCGTCGATGGATGGATCTATAGTTCTTCTGATTTCTTCACATGTCACAAAGCCGACGGCGCCACAGAAACAATCGCTGCTAATGTTCACTATCCAATGCCAGTTTACCAGTGGTACCGCAAGAGGCTGTTCTATGGTAGTGGCGGACAGGTAGTAACGATCCGTTTCCTTCTTTCTGCTAATTACGATAACAGGGCTGATTACTAATGTCAGTAGGCATTCTCCCATCTTATGGTGCGGGTGGATCTGGTGGCGGTGGAGGTTCCATCACTGGATCTCTTGCTGGTCTTTCGGATGTCGTTATTTCTGCGCCTATCAGCGCACAGATCCTTTCATATGGTACTGATGGCAAGTGGCACAATACCAACTTATCAGCCAATCCTTCGTTTGTCAATCTACAAGCTCAAGTTAATAGCATTTCAACTTCGGCTTTCACGCCGCTTACAACGACTTCTGCGCTCACTGGCAGTCTCCAGACGCAAATATCCGCAGAGATTGTCAATCGTCAAGCGGCTGACCAGAATCTTCAACAGCAAATCAATGAAGTTGCTTCAAGTGCCCACGTTGTATTCTCCGAAGTCGTAACTGGTGACGGTATTTCGACTCAATTCCAGTTGACGGGTGCTATCACTAATGGACAGTTCATTTCCGGTGGTTGGAATGCACTAAATGTGTTGAACACGCTTGAGTCGGATGTAACTGACTTGAATGGAAAGCCAATCTATGATGGTGGGTTGCTCTCGTTGTTCTCTCGTCACCGCATCTATGTTGACACAATCAGCACAACAGGTCTTGTAACAACCGATTACGTTCCGCTGAACAACCAAGTCTTCAAAATTTGGTACTGGTACAATCTCCAGCCAACTGATCGTATCCACGACTACTACCGTGACGACTATGTTGCCAAGATGGAAGAGAATAGTGGCGATATTGCAACTGCAATAGTTGCTAACGTTGTCAACTTCCACAACATCCTCAGCAACTCTGATGTCAACGTTCAACTCGCATTAGAAACTCTTGATCAACACACCCATCCGCAAATTGCTGAGTTGTCGGCAAGCATTATATCGATCCAGTCGCAGATTGTGGCGATTGATGCCGGTGTTGTGCATATCACTGGCAACGAAACTATCTTTGGAACTAAGAACTTCGCTCTGACCCCCACCGTGTCTGGTGCTTACAATGTTCTTCACCAAGGCAATGCTGCTTTCGAATGGCACCAAGTTGCTTCTTCTACGCTTTGGGACATTACCCATCCTCTTGATAAACACCCATCTGTTACAACAGTTAATGATACTGGTGGAGAAATCATTGGAACAGTAAGCTATATAAATAACAATAACGTAACGGTGAGATTCTATACTCCTCAAACCGGATACGCCTACCTCAACTAAAGGATTCACATGCCGCAGTTCCTAGACATCGTTGATTTTGCCCAAATTCCATCAACCAATATGGTATTTGAGCAGCTTGCAACTGCGCCTGCCGGTGCTGTTGAGGGTCAAGTATACTATAACACCACAGATAACCACGTTTATCGCTTTACCGGTGCAACATGGGTTGCTATCGGTCAAATAAGCAGTTCTGATTTGGTTGTAGGAAGCCAAAACAACGACGGTACATTCAGTATCGCGCTTAGTGCAAGCGACACCGGAGTAGCTGGTACAATAGCTCTGTGGAACGCTTCAGGTGGCTTGACAGCTAATGTCACCGGCGATCTTACTGGTACTGCCGATAACGCAACGATGCTTGCTGGTCAAACATCCGGTTACTTCCTTGATCTTGGCAATTCGACCGGAACTCTTCCTTCATCCGCTGGTGGTATTGGCGTAGATGTATCAAATGGTGCAGATGGTCAGATTCCTATTGTAAGTGCCGGAGTATTTACTCTTTCTGTTATCTCTGCTGGTCCTGGTATTACCGTAACAAACGGTCCTGGTTCTATTACCATTGCGGCATATATAACTGGCGCCAGCGCACCTGTAGATGCCACATACGTAGTTTTGACGAACAATCCATCGTTGACCAATGAGCGTGCATTGGCAGTTGGAGCAAACCAGTTGGTCATCACCGATGGTGGAGCCAATGGTTCTGTAACTCTCAGCCTCTCGGCTGTTGCACAAACCCCAGGAACCTTCCCAAAGGTTACATTTGATGAATTTGGTCGCGTAACTGCCGGTACGGCTCTTGTCTCTGGCGATATCCCATCGTTGAACAAGACCAAGATCGCTGACTTCGTTGAGTCTGATTATGTTCACACAACTGGCAATGAATCTATTGCTGGAGTCAAGACCTTTACTGATACTGTTGTCATTGATGGCGATTTGTTTGTCGGCGGAACAACCACAACGGTTACATCGCAAGAATTGCTTGTTTCCGATACCATAATCGAAGTAGCATATGGAAACACTGGACCAGTTCCAGGCGGAGTTGGTGGTTTGCAGGTTGATCGTTGGGGTACCCCAACCTCGGCATATCTCTTCGTATTCGAAGAAGCCCGCGATGGATTCGTTGTTGGTTTGTCCGGTTCGACACAAATGGTTGCTACCCGTGAAGATGCTCCTATCAGCGGTGGAATTGCCGTATGGGATTCCGGATCTTCGCAGTTTAGAACTGTTGGTGATTTGACAATTGGTTCTGTTTTGACATCTGGTAGTTCTCTGAACGGAGCTAACCTTGTCGCTGGATCAGTTCCAAATTCGGCTCTTACCAACAGCAGCTTAACTGTTGCTGCTGGCGATGGACTTGCTGGCGGTGGAGTTGTTGCTCTCGGTGGCACCACCACGTTGAGCTTGGGATTGACCGGCGTATCAAGTAGTTACTACAAGGTTACTACCGATATCTATGGACGTGTAATAGCTGGTCAATCAGTTCTTACATCTGCTGATATATTCGGCAACATTCCATGGACAAAGGTATCCTCGACTCCAACCACACTTGCCGGATATGGCATAACTGATGCAGTAGACAACTTCAGCGACCAGACCATCAATGGACAGAAGGACTTTGGTCTTACCCCTACTGTTTCCGGAACAAATGTAGTTTATCACTCTGGTAACTTGAATGCAACGACCTTGCACGCAATAACCGCAGTTGGAATGTCTGTTCCAAGCTTCTTGAGTGTTGCTCCTACAACCATATTCTCACCTTCTGGAAGCTTTGCTGTAACCCTGGTTACACAGACATCTGGCTCGGTATTTGCCGGTCCAGCCAATGGCGCTGCCGCTGCTCCTGCATTCAGAGCATTGGTTGCATCGGATATTCCAGCAATCAACGTCAATGTCGGTCAGATTGTTGGAACTCTTCCACTCTCCGCTGGCGGAACTGGAGTATCGGTTGCTTCTACTGTAGCATTGAGACAGGCTCTTAGCCTTGCAACAGTATCGGCTGCAACAATATCCGGTAACGGCGTTGCAAAGTTGTTTAACATCGCACACACTTACGGCAACGCCGACTTGGGTGTCTTTGTTAAAGATATTGCTGGCGGCGGCGCTTATGTTCTTCCAAACATATCAGCCAACTCGTCACAGGTAAGTGTCAGCTTCGCATCGGCTCCTCTCGTTGGTAAGACATACCGCGTTATTATTAACGGCGTAGGCGCTTAAGCTTTAAAAGTTATAATACTAGAAGTGATTTTTAGTATTATAAATTTAATCTTTTTGCGATATTATATAAATAACAGTAATGCAAGTAGAATCCATTGAGTTTTCTAATGGCTTTATAACCACATCGGGTGGATATAACATTGTTATTCCAGATACGAGCGGACAATTCGCTCTTATATCTGATCTTTTTAGCATTGTAAGTATCTCCGGAAGTTCGCTATTATTAACTAAAAAGCTTATACTTTCGCCGTCAACTTCGGCAGCCGCTTCGGTAAATATACCGACTGGTACAGATCCAGTTTCGGCAGCCGAAGGCGATGTGTGGAAGAATTCCGGTGGACTTGTTGTAAAAAACAATAACTTCATAAGACAAGTAGGTGTTGGAACCAGCACTGTTGGAGCAATGTCTAAAGCAGTTATAACCGACAATGGTGATGGTACTGTCAACGTCGGTGGTGTGGATGTATTCATATATTCCCAAGATAATTGGGATGGCGACTATCTTTCATTCCACATACCTTCCGCTTCCAATCTTCTTCTTACCGATCTTTCTATCAACTACTTGATATACAATTACGGTGATCCTTCGTATTCTCTTACGACCGACGAAACCATCATTAATAACTCAAATGTAGTTCTTATATCGAAGATAAGTAGAGAAGGTACTACGCTACATTGGGCTTCGGTGGATTGGGGAGCCGCCACCGCTGTTAAAGATAATCTGCGCAACGCCACCGATGGCACATCAATAAACAGTAAATTCATTAAAACTACAGGATTAAGTCTTTCAGAAGGAACTGCCGCTACCTTTGTCGCCACATCTGGTAAAGTATGGTATGGAACCTCCGAATACGATCTATCCGATTCAACCTCTATTAGTGGTGTAGAATTCTATTACCATGTAGACGGTTCGTGGACCAAGAGCACAGAAACTACATATAACAATACTCAATATGACGATGGAGCGAACTTAATAACAATAAGTGATGGAAAATACGTAATAAACTGGATTTATCGTCATCTTGACGAAAATAACAAGAAATTAGCTTATGTTCTTGGCGGTGGCGATTACGCCATTGAAGAAGCTATTACATCAGCGCCGCCGGATATACCAACATATCTTGAAGAAACATCTATACTTATTGGAAAAATAATAGTTAAAAAGAACGATGCGATAGCAACGCAAGTGTACCCACAATTTGACCCCGAGTTCTTACAGAATTATTTCTCTGTTCACAATAACATGTTTGAGTTGCAGGGCGGAACTTCTGGTGAGTACTATCACTTAACAGATTTTGAATATGATAATTTGATAGGTGCAACTGAAGTTGCTGGCATATCTTCAACTCTATTCTCATATGTAGCGTCTACATCCGGATTAGCCAATGGCGCATATATAGCAGCACTCAACTCGGCATCTACTGGTGTTATAACCGGCGGCGTACTTACAGTGTCTTCTTCAAGCTCATGCCACATTGCTGGCGGCACTGGTATCATATTTGATCACACCACCGGATTTTTGTCTGCTCCGACATTCTATTTCTTCGGATGGGGCGACATGGAAGTATCTTTACTTTCATATATAACGGGTGCTCCATTCGTTTATATCGCTGTTGATAGAAATAGCAATCCTATAGTAAAAACAGATCCATTTACTCCGCAAGAACGAAGAGATAATGTACAGATAGGAAAGGTGATATTCCGTGGAAATGCCGTAACGTCCGCTGTTACTATTCAGGGAGAAAATCTTGACGTTGGTGCCCAGGTGTGGGATCTTGCTGACGCTATTGGTTCCCTCAATCTTACCGGAAACGTCTTTGGACCTTCTGGCGCAAATCTCAGTCTCCATAAAACTGCTGGTACGAGTTTCAGATACTCGGTTAATAAAACAAACAATATAAAAGAGCCTTCATTAACAAATGATGCTGCCCAAGAACTTGTAAGTTTCTATAGATGTTATAGAAATGCTGCTGGGTCGGACTTTACCTATATAAAGAATCAAACACAGATAGATCCAGACTATTACGATGACGGTAGTGGAACGCTGAGCGCAGTTCCTTCCGGAAAGTTTACCATTCAGAGAATATACTTCGGACCATATACCGAAAACACATATATTCCATATGGTCAGGCAGTATATGACACTCAGAGTGAAGCCAAATTCTCTATATCATCAGAAAATTTCGTAATACCAGACGATGTATTCGAAGGACTTACATTAAGAGGCTGGATTATCATTCAATCCGGCACAATAGACTTAACTAACTCTTTGGATGCAGTCTTTATTCCTTCTGGAAAATTCGGTACTGTTGGTGGTGGCGGAAGCCCAACATCTATCAGTAATCACAATGATTTGACTGGTCTTCAAGGCGGAACCGGTGGTCAATATTACCACTTGACTCAAGCAGCATTCAATGATTACATTGGTGCATCGCAAGTAGCAGCTATAAGTGGCGCATTGATGGCAGACGACGCTCTCAGAGCATTGGATAGTACCGTAGTCCATCTTACAGGCGCCGAAATCATTACTGGACTGAAAACCTTTACAGCCTCTCCAATAATTGCTCCGGATACTGTTGCTCTTTCTGGTTCTTTCCAGGACATCGTAACGCGCATAACGACAACCAACAATTCGTTCACTACTACACTTATAGGTGGAACTACCGCTATTTCTGTTCCTACGAATTCTACATTTACATTCAATTCGATTATTACTGCAAAGAATACCAATACAGGAGTTTCTGAATCTGGTGGATTCATTATGTCGGGAGTTATACAAAATGTTAATGGCACTGTATCGCTACAAGGAACCGCAATTATAACAGTTATAGCTAGAGCAAATAATGCATGGAGTGTTCAAGCTGTTGCTAACAACACATCAAAGACTCTTGATATACAAGTTCGCGGCGAAAATGGAAAAACCATTAAATGGGTAACGAAAACAACCATAGTACAGGTAGGAATATAACATGGCTTTACTCATAGATAATGACAACAACAGCATCAGTTCTCAAAACTCTAATATAGTTTCTATTTCTGGAACACTGAATGTTTCCACGTTAACCATAAGTGGATTCAATCTCTATTCTCCAGGATCTTCTGGTCAATTGGCTCTTACAACCGATGTCGTGAATCTTTCTGGAGTTTTACAGGCACAGATAACCAGAAATAACATATCCACCGGATATTTGGCATCGGTTACTGGTGGATTTTCATTAACTACTTCATTGCAGACATCTGCTGGAAATCTGTTTGCTTTAACAGCTTCCTCTTCAGCCAACGCTTTGGCTCAAGCCTCTTCATACACCAATACGGTTAGTGGAAATCTCTCTTCCGCTATTTCCGGTGCAGTAGCACAACTTGGAAGTTATGCAACCGTTTCTTCTGTTCAAATAACTGCTGGAAATTTACAAAATCAAATAACCAACAATAATATATCTATAGGGTATTTGGCATCGGTTACCGGTGGCTTTGCATTAGTAACATCGTTACAAACAACCGCCGGTAATCTATTTGGACTCACGGCATCATCTTCTGCCAACGCTTTGGCTCAAGCTTCTTCGTATACCAACACAGTCAGTGGAAGTATCTCATCTGCTATATCTGGAGTTTCGTCACAACTCGCAAATTATGCTCTTACTTCTTCATTGCAGGCATCCGCGGGAAACCTTCAAGCGCAAGTTACATCAAATAACATATCTATAGGATATCTCGCATCTGTAACTGGTAGCTTTATAACTCCTTCATATGTTGCCGCGTTGACTGGTCAATTGGCTTTGGATTCTACTGTTGTTCATGATACGGGAAATGAAACAATAGCTGGAATAAAATCTTTCGTTAATAATGTCAATATTGTCAATAGCGATCTATCTGGCAATGGAAACATTTTTATCGATAACTTATATTCTTCTGGAGTTATGGTTATATCTGGTGGAGATGTTATAACCGGAAATGCAATGCTGGTTTATGGTTCTTTGAATCCTTTGAACTTGGTTTCGGAACTTAGAGACGATTTCGTAGCCGGTGGAACATCATCGAATCTTGGCTGGCTATCAGTCGTGTCCGGTACTGCTGCCGCTACACAATCTTCAAACGTCTTTGGATTTACGTCCGGAGAAAAAGCATTAGGCGTATGGCAATTGACAACCGGAACTACCAACACTGGAAGAGCTAACATTAATTTGGGAACTAACGGTATATTGTTTGGATATGCTGATATGAGTCAACGTTGGAGAGTCGCTATAGATGCTCTCTCGAATTCAACAAACAGATATGTAGTAAGAATTGGATTCTTGGATCAATCCACTAACACCGATACAAACAATGGTATTTATTTTGAATACGATGAAGGCACCGCCGGAAACTTCTGGAGAGTCTGCACAGCAAACAACGGCGCTAGAACAAAGACAACAACGTCGGTTACCACACAAGCAAGTTCTTTCGATAGACTATGGATATATGTTAAGCCCGATGCATCGCTTGCCCGCTTCTTTATCAACGAAACTGAAGTAAACTCAATAAGCACAAATATTCCTTCTATATCTGGACGCTTTACCGGAGTTGGTGCCACTATATCTAAGACAATAGGAACCGCAGCCAGAAATTTCTACATAGATTACTTCTATCTGAGATTCATTGGAACAAGAACATAAGGAATACTATGCAAAAATGGACCATAACATTAGATAACAGCATTATAGAGTTCCTTGATGAAAATTCTGCTATAGTGTATCAAAACACTCATGGTGGAACTCTAGGAACTTATGAAGATAATGGTGTTCCTCTTTCGCATAACGATAAAAAAGAAATACAAGATAAATTGCTCGCGGACGCATGGGGATTCATAACTCCATATTACGATCAGCCGGCATTTATTCAGATGTCGGATTGGAAGCATTCACTCCCATCTGATCATCCAGTACAGCTATTAATAGCCGCCGTCGAAACTTGGAAATCGGCAATCATGTTCGAATATTTGATGAATAAAAAACCGTCAATGTGGGCAGATGCTCCATATGATAACGATTATTCGTTCATTGGACCGCCACCATGTTCGTTCACTGATATGTTTCTCACCGTAAACCCAAGCTTGGCTCCTGGCTATACGCCTCCGGATGTTTCAAGCTATACACCAGGAGCAAGATAATGACTACATATTACACATGGACTATAGATTACCCCGGAAATACTGAAATTCAGTTTTCTGGAGCGGCTTTACCGGATCCTCTTCCATCCGAATGGGGAGATCCAGAACAAGCTACTGTCGTTTCTCAGGTAGATATAACCAGCGTATTGCAGGGTCAAAAAGATGATTCCATATATGCTGCCAAGGTATCCATATGCGAAGCTGCCAACAGCTATATTTCATCGTTCTTTACCATGGCAGAATACCATGAAATAATCAAGTGGCAATTGACCCTCGGTTCTGAACATGCTGCGCAACCATACATCACAGCACTCAATTCATGGCTTGCAGCTATACATGTCGAAGCCTTCATGAAGAAAGTCGATTTGCAGATTGCTGCTGATGCTCTTGATCTTTCAACATTCATAACAAATTCTAGTTATGTATTTGACATAAATCTTGATTACTCGGTTGCTGGTGGACCGCCTTGTGCATTCACCGATATTCAAATGCTTGTCGATACCGCTTTACAAGCATACGTAACCGGATGGTCCGCTCCATCGCTCACCGGCTATTCGCCGGGCTATCGAGCTTCGTCCTCTTCTAACTCTTCTGTTTCGGGTTAAGAGGGCTAGCCGCATCCTCTGCTACGTGATCGAACAGTTTGCGTAGCTTGCGGATAGCGTCAAGATCATTAGTACCAATAGAACGCACAAGGACTTCTCCTTGTGCGTTTCTTATGAGGCATTGGCAGTTCTTCGCGGAGAACTTCAAAAACATGTCAGCGGTGGTCATCCGGCAGGCTCAAGCTCGCACGGGAGCGGGCGCGGGTTCTTCTTCATCATTTCATCGGCACCGAAGGCGTGAACCTGCTCCTTGTAAAGCTCGGCACGCTCGCGATGGGTGGTGGCGAGGATCGAACGACCCTCCTTGTGTATCTGGATGGTGTGGGCGTATGCCTCGTCAGCATCCTTATTGAACACCGTCATGATCAGAGTGACCACGAATTCGAAGGTGTGGTCATCAGTATTGAGAAGAACGACGTGCCACTGCTTGAGGAAGTCAGTCTTCTGGTCGGTGGAAGTCTCGTTCTCAACTACTGGAGTGATAGACATGGTGCTCTCCCTTGGTGCTATCAATATACCAAGTCCCATTTAAAATACAACTAGGCGGATGCAGCAGCCTTAGCAGTGTGTGACACGGGGTCTATATGATCTCCCTTGGCGTCCTCCCAAGGAAAGACAACCCAGCCAGTGACATTATCAAGTACGTAATAATCACTTTTAAAGGGTGAGACATCCTTGACAGCCAAAACAGCGAACTTGAGCGCCTCGACATTTTGGAGTGGCTCATAATTCTTTAAAAAGTCTATTGTGGTACCCGAATCTATAAGGTCATCCACGATTAGAATGCGGCTCGTAGGATTAAATCTTTTGTTTGTCCATCTAACGACAGGTGTTTGGTTTCTTATTTGACCAGAGTAGAAGGAGACGCGAACGCTGTGGACTGTAGGCTTGCTGGGAAGCAAGGGGATCAATTCCTGGGCAACATACAGTCCACCACGTTCTATAATCACAAGGTCAGTGCAGTTGTACTCCGAGACGCGATCAGCCAAAATCTTACAATCGTGACGGAACGTGTCCCAGGTGTACGTTAGCATCTAAAAACCTTAAGCGACCTTGCGCGGCTTGTCGTTGATCTGCCAGCCGTTCTTGTGGGTGAAGAACATGGCTTCCATCTGAGCGCCGACAACATCGTCAGCGACGTAGATGCCGCGCTTGAGAAGCTCGGCGGCGAGCCACACAACGAACTCTTCGCGCTGCGCGGTGGTCCACTGGTGACTGTACATCCAACCCGTCTTGTCGGTGTAGTCTGACGAGAAACGCTCGCCAACGGTGTCGAAAAGCTTCACGTATGCGAAGCGGTCATTGCGGTTGGTCATATTTGACTTCCTTACAACTGTTTTAGACATTGGGCGTCGAACATCGATCACTTGCTGTCTCTGTTATTCATTGTACAGAGCTTTAAGCTCCTGTCAAGTCATGCACGCGCACTTACTGAAATCGGTGGCAAACATCGAGCAAGGTATAGGAGCAATCCATCCTCTAAAATGTGGACTGACCCACAACGAGCAATTTGCAACCGCCAATGGACGACCACCAGAGACGCCCATGTTCATTAAACGATTGAATGTGTTTTTACCTTCCGCAACCAACTGATCGATGGTTTCTCCAGCATCGCCACACAATGACGGAATAGTAATAGCTGGGAACGGAATAGTAAGCTTGTCAAGACTTGGCGTGCCTATAGTCAATCCGCCGACTGCTGGGATGTTGATTTTTGGAACGTTGAGGATGAACTTCGGAATCTTTATAAACGGAAGAGCAATATGAGGCAGCTTAAGATCAATCGATGGGATTGGAACTCTGATATCGAACGTCAGAGGAATCTTGATGCTGAAATTGATTGGGAAGCGAGGCAGAGTAATGTCCAGCTTAGGGAATGGGAATCCACCGAAACGCATATTGAACTTCGGAAGCTTGATGGTGATTGGCGGAATGATGATAGCTGGGAATCGAGGCAGCTTAACCTGTGGCAATGGCAACGTGAATGCTGCTCTTGGGAACTTTGGAATAAGCGCATTCAGCTTGCTTAAGTTGAATGGAATATTCAACTGTGGCAGACGCAGAGTTGGCAGCGTGAAGTTGGGTGGGAACAGCGGAGGAGTTGGAATGCGTGGGAACTTGATCTGCGGTATCGACACGTTTATAGCAGCTTTGAAGCCAGTTGGTGCCAATAGCGTTGGGAAGACGATTGGGAACTTGAAGTTGAAGTCAGGGAACGACAAATCCATAACTGGAATGTTTATCTTGAATGGATTGCCGATGCCAAGACTGAATGCAGTATCGAAGTTGAATAGACCCTTGAAGTCGATACATGGAAGTGGCGGCAAGCAGCCTTCAAGCGACTTCAATGAGTCGATACCCATTTGGACAACGTTTGTTGCATATGCTTTCATTTCCGCAAGAGCATCTTCCTTCGACGGAATGATCGTACTAAGCTGCTCACGAATCAACAGGACGTTTTGATATGCCTGCTGAATAGCAGCTTGTGAAGATGCAATGATTAAGCCGATGTTTGATGATGGGAGAAGAACGGCTGGATTGGCAAGCATGACTGATAGCGGCGGCGCGGTTCCTACAAGGTCAGGATCCATGCTGACGAAATTGAACTGACGAATATCGCTTCCAAGCTGCTGAATCTCAAGCGCGAAGCTCTCGATAGCCTGCTGAGGGAGCGTTATGCACTTAGCGTATATCTCATTGAGAATGGCTGTAAGAGGGGCTGGATTGAGGATGCTACCAGTGAAAGGATCTCTTGGTGAAGCGGCAAAGACTGAATCGAATGTTGCCCAATCTCCAACCAACGACATTGATGTATCGGCGCTGTATTCAAGATATGCTTTGACGCGCAACGTCTGAGCGATGCTCTTGTTGATCTTATCAATAGTTGCTCCACGGAACAGCGTCATGCTATCGATTGGGTTCATACCAGCGGCACCAGTAGCAATCTTCAAGTTGCCTACGCCAGCTTTGGCAAGTGCCTGTCCGATAAGACCTGTTTGTCCCTTCTTGCCATTGACAAGTTCCAAGATGTTCTTGATACCATCATTGACAAGCTGCTGTAGTTCATTGAGGTCGGCGCAGTTTTCATCTATAACTGGCTCTGGACATACGGCTGCGAAAGCCGGTGGTGGCGGAGTAAGTGTCTCAAGCGCATTCTGACGTTGGTCAACCAGTTCCCCAAAGAATCTATTCAACTCTGGATCGTTCTTGACCAGATCAACGACGGAATCAACTGGCTTACTGGCAAAGTCTGCTATCTTAGCTCTGAGGTTCTTCATCTCGTTGACAACATTTGAAATGCTTGAAGCGGTTGCCTGTTTGTTGCCAACGAAGTTGGCTGCTGTCAATGCAATATTGATTGCTTCGGCTGAGTTGGATGGGAAGTCGCTTGGAAGTCCATTCAAAAGACGGCGTGCCTCTTCGCCAATCTTGGCATCATGATAGTTCTTGATATCCTGTGTAAGCGATATTACAGCAATGTCTTGGCGGCTCATATAGCCTGTTGCCGTGTCACTGAATGACAAGCCAGAGGAATCTTGAAGCTTGGCTGTCAGATACTTCATGTGCTCCGAAACACAAGGGGCGCTTAGGTCGGTTGTGTTTGGTGTTGATGCAATGTTTCCACTTCTGGATGTATCGCATGGGTCTGACGAAGGCTTACTGCCATTGACTGAGAACTTGAGTTTATCCACTGGAGAGTTACCGCAGAAACCCTTCTTCAACTTATCATTGAGTCTACCAATGTGATCCGCACCAAACTTCTTAAGAGCATTGTCGAGATGGAAGCTGTCGGCTGGTCCATATGCTGGAGATAGCGAACTCTGCTGGCAGTTGCCAAGAATCTGCTGAATGATGGCTGGCAAACAGTTGGCAAGATTGCCGCTATTTAAGCAACTATCAATGCCACCAAGAATAGATGGATTGAGGAAGTCAGCATTGATGGTTGCGGAAAACAGCGGTGATCCTACACAGCCACCAACTCCACCGCCATATGGAGTGCCACTTCCAAATGCATTGTTACGTACATCCATGCAACCGCTGGTAATGACACCTATTTCAGCCACTACTGTTATTCCTACAATTCCAACGACGAATACAAGGTCGCCTACTCTTGCCAGTGGCTTATAGTCGCAGAACGACATAAAGTCTGACGTAATGACGTAACCAAACAACACATTGACACCAAATACGGGGTCGAATATCTTACCCGGGACTTTGATACCGGATGGAACTTGTGGTGGCTTATTGCCTATCACTGCATCGTGAATTTGACTGTCGAGACTGTTAACGTTATTTTGAAACTTAGTTAGACCACTCCTAAGCGCCTCAATGTTATCATTGGGCGGTATCGAGGTTGACTGATTAAGAAGGTCTATTGTCGGCATTTATATTCCAGAGTCTAAAATAACTATCGGCTCTTCATCGGTATCATAAACGCCGCTTAGTTTTTTGGGAGGGGGTCGTCCTGTGGTCCGAATACTTCGTCTTCCATAGTACGAACAGCGTCCTTCAAGATACCAAGACGGCGGTTAACAACTTCTTTGAATGCGGTGTCGGCTTCCTTGTTCTTTGCTTCGACGGTTTCGACATCAGCAAACTGTTTGTTGATCTGTTCGGTCAAGTCTTGCGTTTCTTTTTCATAACGAGCAACAAACGTTTCAAAAGCCTTGCGCAGTTCTTCAACAGCGGTGTTGGTAGTTTCGACTGTCTCGGAAACCTTGGCAACCGACTGCTGAGTGCTGCTCTGTTCCTTCTCAACCTGCTTCTTGAGATTCTGAACATGTTGACCACCGGAGAATGGCGTACTTACCGTGATTGGAGTCTTGGCATCTACCTCTTGAAGAAAGATATACGATATTGATGATGGGGACTCAATGACATCTTCCGGTCCAACAAGGTACTTCTTGCCTTGAATGACAACGGTGTGCCTGAATTCCGATATGCTTTTATAACGTGGCATGGTTGGACCTTACTTGAATGGAATGGTGTAGTTATTCTTATTTATCCAATCTTGTGCATGCAGCATGCTTGGAATGGTACCCAAGTCGTGCCAGAAGCCCTTAAGGATCGATGAAGTCATGGTATTGTTTTGAACATACCAGTTGTTGATATCGGATACTTCAAGCTCGCCGCGACCAGAGACTTTGAGTTGCGGAAGCAGTTCGAAGACATGACCTGTGAAGAAATACAGACCGGTGACTGCAAAGTTGCTTTCTGGCTGCTTTGGCTTTTCAACGATCTTGGTTACTTTATCACCAACCACGGTTGCAACGCCGAAACGCTCCGGGTCATGAACTTCTTTAAGGAACACATGCGCTACTCTACCGGAATTGAAGCCACGCATGTCTGAATGGAATGAATTTTCCTGCACATCCGAACAGAACTTAGAAAACTGAGTCTTGAAAGTATCTTCATAAAGGTTGTCTCCCAAGATAACCATGAATGGTTCTCGTTCGCCCACAACACCTTCGATCAGCTTCATTGCCGATGCGATACCGACTGGACGCTTTGGATCGTTATGGTCCTGCACTTTATAGCAGATGTCTACACCGAATCTACGTCCATCGCCAAGGAACTGCATGATGTCTCCGCAATGCTCATGAGAAGAAACAATAATAATCTTCTCACAGCCACTTGACACAAGCGTATTCAGAGGGTACCATATCATAGGTACTGCGCCTTGTGGTGTATAGACGGGAAGTAGATGCTTATTATGAATCTCGGTTTGCGGTGCCAGTCTGGTTCCGCGACCGCCAGCAAGGATGACTCCAGTTTTCATAAATTCTCCTATTCATATTCTAACACAAAATATTATAAATAAGCTTATGGACATTAAAGACAAGCTCCAAAAACTTCTCATGGAAGAAGTATCTGTACCACCGGAAGCTTTCGATGAAATTGAAAGCGAATTGCGCACCAATGCTCGTCAAATGGGTATTGATTATGACCATGCTATCATTGTCAACACCAACCGCACGCTCAGAAGTGCAAAAGACATGGGTGACTGGTCTTCTAAAAGAAAGCAGTGGGCAGGATATGGTTCATCATGGCTTGATTGGGTCCGCTCAGCAATGCCTCACTGGCTTGCAACTAAGTTTTATGTGTTGACCGTCAACAACATGGATATCGTTTCGGTCAATGATCCAAAGTCCATGGTTGCTTTTACAAAGAAATACGTTGCTCGTCCAGGCGCTCCAAAAGATGCTGCAATCGACTTTCAGAAACTCTACGACGAAGGTAAAGGCGGAGTTGCATTCAGACCCTACAACAAAGCATGGGCTAAGATGGGCAATGATGCGTTCTTCTGGTATCGCTCTATTGATGTTGACTCAATCGTTATAGTCAACAACAAAACAATAAGAAGCGTCAAGCTTTTACTTGACGCTTCCGAAATCATTGCAGATTATAAAGAACGTAACAGCGACTACTGAGTAAGCTCACGTAGCTTGTCGCGGTACTGGATCATCCACGGCACTTCATTGGTATTGTCGATGCGACCGACCTCCATGTCGATATCCGACTTGGCGTTAGCGATCTTGACGCGACCATCCTGCTTGGGATACTTCTTGCGAATCTCCTTCTCAAGAACGATTACGTCCTCGTACAGCTTTTCTTTGTCGGCGGTTTTCATAGTATTCTCCTGCGGATTTTTATGTCCACTTTAATTGTACCGTGTATTATGCAATGTCAACATATGTTTATAAATAACTGTATACGAGGTACTTATGTGGTCATGCGTCTACGAGCCCGATTGCCTTCCTAAGCCAAAATTTTGGCAGTTTTTCTACCCTGTTTGGTGGGCAAGTGACGATGAACGCAACATGAACTGGTCATGGATGCAGTGGTTTAAAAGAAACTTCTTCGCTAACTTCAATGCAAAGGTAATTGGAGTAACCTGTTATCCACGCTGGTGGATCTCAACAATGGATGGACAAAACTTCCCCGAAACTGGATGGGGATTTGCCATCTGTCAAGCAAAATGGTGCCTTCCTAGATACTATGTGTGCCGCAGAGGTTTGGCTCCCGATCCAAAGATAATGCATGTTAAAGTTGGAAAACTATCAATCCCATTCTTAGGTTTCGTTATGACTGATATGGAGATTGCTGTCGGTTGGAAATCGCATGGTGGCTTCGGTATTGATTATAGACATGCACATGCACCGAACGCACCGGACCAGCCAAACAATTAAAGTTTCTTGGCTATGTCCATTCCCATAAGTACGCATTGCCACATATCAATGTAGCTTGACGTTCCCAGCCTACCAGCAAATATAAGATTCGGGTATTCCGTCTGCAACATACGCTTCAAGCTTATTTGTGTTTCGAAGTTTGCATCACATGGTATCGGATAATAAGGTGCAATATCGCATGCCATGGCTTCTTCTGGTGTCTCATAGAGAACAAGCTTAGATTGAGACACCGCGCCGAATATATTACCAAAGAATGATTTTCTAGTATATGGTGAATTCAGATGGCAGAAGTTTACTACCGGAGTTGATGCATCCCAATTTTCTACTTTGAAGTCGAATTTTATATTCCTGTACTTCAACCAGTTGACAACTCCGCCGGCTTTTAAGCCGTTGCGCAGCCGGATATGGTCTGGTCTACCGCAATATATGATTTGCTTAGCGTTGAGAGTTTGCCAATAGTCCGGACCTACTCCAAGAAGGATATCAGTTCCTTGGAACATGTTCTCTATCATTCTGGTATAGCCCATTTCTGGCAGGGCAGTAAATTGATCCTTGAAGTAGTCCGAAGTCTCGTTCGAATTCTTTGGAACTCTCTCAGTAATCTGTGGTGGAAGATCATCCCAATTCTTTCCCCACATCTTCTGTGAGTAGGGCTTAAAGAAGATATCGATAACCTCTTGCTGACTCAGTTCTTTTCCAAGAGCCTTCTGAGTTTCTTTAGAATAGGGGAAAGGAACTCTCGTACCGTCTTCAAGCTCTGCTGTTACGCGATGGCGATATGGTACCCAATTCGTGAACTGCGAAAGGAATGCCACCACGTCTTGATTTGGAGAATGGAACAAATGCGGTCCATATTTGTGAATGTATGCTCCGCCGCTCATGTAGTCATAGCAGTTTCCACCAATGTGGTGACGTGTATCTACAACAAGAATCTTCTTGTCTTTTCTCAGAGCACATATGGTTGCGGCAGTTAAGCCGGCGCCAACAACGACTATATCGTACATACCACTATTATACCCTACCGTGGGTAAAACCTTTATCCTTGAAATTGAATAACTTATAGCGGTCGCCACGAATCGCTGCCATATACCACAAGAATGTATCTTGCGATACCTTGTATTCTGTATCACTTATAGAAGGCAACTTGAATATGTCAACATCTGGATATGCTGGATCGCGATAAACGATATTCTTGGTGACATCGCGGCTCCATTCGGTTTTGCAAAGGAACAACCACGAAATGATGCGCTGGTGCTTTACTTTGTTCTCTGTTGGGTCGAATGGCAAGTTCAGCGGCTTGTAAGCACCTTTGAAAGTGCTTGCAGCCCACTTGTCAAGCAACTCAATGGAATTGGCGGGCTTGGTGTATCCCCATGGATTGGTAATGAACGCATAGTTCTTCTCAAGCCACGATTCGTCATACCACTTGTCGCTATTGGTTGCGGTACAGTCGGTATCGATCTTCAAATACCACGGCGTCTTGACATAATAACCTGGAAGCGCGGTTAAGGCGGTCAGCATCTTCTCTCGTTGAGTCTTATATACACCAAGTGGATCACTGAACGAAACATAATCAACTTTGAAGTCCTTGAGAATGTCAAAACGAGGATCGCTAAGTTTGACCTGTGTCGAATCATAGATCACCAGCAATGGGAACTGCTTGAAGTTTTTATACTTCACCCAAGTTGGGAGGGTCTTTTGAAGTTCATTCAGGTGGTGGTCATCAACGGCAATGACGGCGGTTATGTTCATAGCGTAAATTCCTTACTGCATTCTTCCGGCAGGTTCGGATTAGCTTGAAGAATCTCATATACTCCGCCAGTAGCATATTGCTCCCACGATTTGGCGGATGGTACGACGCCTGACTTATAGAAGTCATGCAGTGCAGCCATCCAGAGTCTTGAAGAGCGGCGACGGTTCTCGTAGCGTTCTTCTGCTTCACCACCGCCCTGTGAGCCGCCATGATAATGCACAACCTTGTTGAGTTCGATCTTGCTTAGATCGCCTATCTTAGCTGATGCATTAAACTCTGGTCCTGCAATGTAGCAATCGTACCATGGTTTGATAACATGGGCAGCTATCTCGTCAGCAATGTGCTTACCGGCAAGCTTTTCGGTCATTTCAGTCCACTTACGAAGTGCCTTGCGCCCCTTATCTTTGGTAAATCCCATGACGCCGATATTGACCGATGGGTACGAATCGCACATCTTCTCAACCTGTTCATCGGTTAGGATGCCACGCAGATTGTTGAGGCGGGCACGCATGATCTTTCCATCGGTCTTCCAATTACAGAAATTGGTCAATACGCAACCATTGGCTTCAAGTGGCTCCCATAGTTCATCAATAGGTTGCATGAACAGCAAATCGCCATCACACATGATGACCGATTCGTAGCTCAACTCAAAAAGCTGCTTGAAAAGTGACGGCTTAACGGCGCTCTTTGTGTTCCTCTTCATCTTGGCAAAATCTGACCAGATGATTTCGACATTAAGCTTGCCGACTTGCGGTACGAGTTGCTCATTCCACTTGTCGTCTTTGGCAAGACACCAAACAACTGCGCCAGAATAGTGCTTGCGCAGCGAATATGTCGCTACAAGCAACTCAAGGACGCACTTGTTACCAAAGTTGAAAAATGCAATACAACGTTTCATGCTTTTACAATTCCCCAAACTTTGTTTTTAATAACTTCGGCTTCTTTGAACGCCGAGCGAGCTTTTACAACGCTTTGTTCAAGGATTGCTAAACGAGCTACATCCGCATCTGGCATGAGCTTGTATGTATCTCTGGCGTGCTTGAGGTCTTCAAGAATCTTGCGATGGCGGTCAAGCTCCTGCTTGGCGACCTTCTTGTCCTCTTCGGTGAAGGCTGGTTTAGTCAAATCAATCGTTGTCTTTGCTGGCTGATTAGGCGCAACGCCTTTGTTTTTTTCTTGAGCCTTGCGGTCATACAGACCAGCCGTCCGTTCATTGGCAACGTCAGGCATGTCCTTGGTTGCGATCTGGATGGCTTCTTCAAAAGGTATCATTGGGAACACAGTAAGTCCGGATTCCATATTACAGTTGAATACCTTGAAGCCGACCTTCTCAAACTCAGGAAGCAAGGCTTCAAAACGAGTCTTAAGGATCTGATAGGTCGAGTTGTTGCCCTTCTGTGATCCCGGCGAGCGATCCTGGTCGAAATGGTACTTGGTGTTGTCATCCATCTTGAAATCACAGCCAAGCAAGAATACCTTGCGAACTCCAAGATAGTACAGCATCTTCAAAGCAACCAACATGACAGAGCGCCCGCCCTTGTTACCAACGCCATCTACCGAGTCTGAGTGCTCGCCCCAATTGAATGTACCTTCTTGAAGAAACTGCGTAGGAACGAAGTGCTCATTGCGTCTATAGAAGTGTACATTTGGACACTCACCAGTAACGGTGTCCATTTCCTTCCAAGCTTCATTGTCGAATATGCGCTTCTCGGAGTGATCAAAAGGGACAAACTTGGTTATTTTTGGATCAAGCCATATCGACTTGATGAAGTTACCCGGATCATCAACCAATGTCCACAAGTTAGGACGGAAAGTACGTGGAGCATTGTTAGTCGCCATGGTCACAAATCCAGGACCATTCAAAAGCTCACGATTCGATACTTTCTTTCCTCTGAATTCCGATTCACCATTGATCAATGTTCCAAAAGATGGTCCACCGAGGATAAGGAATGCCGATTGTCCTCTATAAATATCACCAAGGAACACATTCAGACCGTCGCGGTTGAAAAGATACGGTGGGGGCTGAATATAGTGTCCGATTTGAAATCCAAGATTACGGTCACGATTATGACGCAACCGAGCATGATCATTGAGATCGAGTTTATGTTTCTTATCCATCATTTCTATTATAACCGATCAATAGAAAATCTCTAGAGACAAAATAGGAACGAACGAGATTTAGTTGGGCTAAAAAATGTTATCGTATTATAAATAAGTTTATAAAAAGGGGACACCCGTGGCAGGCATAGCATCAAACGGCGTATATTTTAATAACCTCACAACAGCACCAACTGCCGGAATACCGTCCGGTCACTGGCTCCTGTATTCTAAAAATGAGGGACTTTTCGCTATATCCATGTCGGGAGCCGAAGTTCCTATCGACAGTAGTGCCGTTTTAGCTGCTGTCGCAGATACAAGTTCGGTCCTTCAAGGTCATATTGATGTCAACAACGTTGCCATTGGCTACTTGGCATCCGTAACTGGTGGATTTGCTCTTACTGTTGATGTTGCCGGCTTAACTGGTTCTCTCTACAGCCTCATTGGAGCAACATCCGGTCAAGGCGGAACGCCTTCGCTGAGCGGTTACACCACATTGGCTGCCACAAGTGCCCTCACCGGAGTTTTGCAGTCACAAATAACTGCTGATCAAGTAGCAATTGGCTACTTGTCATCGGTAACGGGTGGATTTGCTCTTACAACTTCTCTACAGACGACCGCCGGCAACTTGGTTGCAATGATCAATGCCGTTTCTGGAAGCGTTTCGCTTGCACAGGTTGCGGCTGCCTCTGGAAATGCTCTTGCTCAAGCCAATGCATACACCAATGCAGTTAGCGGAAGCCTATCTTCTGCTATTTCTGGCGTTGCTGCCCAACTTGGAAGTTATGCTCTCACAACAACCGTAGCTGGTTTGACTGGCTCGCTACAGTCCCAGGTAACAAACAACAATGTTGCTATTGGTTACTTAGCATCGGTTACTGGCGGATTTGCTCTTACAACCTCGTTGCAGCTTACCGCCGGAAACATTGCTGTCTATTCTGCTGCTGCAAGTGCTAACGCATTGGCTCAAGCAAATAGCAGCACATCAACACAACTTGCTTCATATACAACTCTCGCAGCAACTAATGCCTTAACAGGTCAGTTGGCACTTGATGCTAACACTGTACACAAGACTGGCATTGAAACAATTGCTGGACAGAAGACGTTCTCCAACGATGTTATTGTCAACGGTAACTTCACGGTCAACGGTTCCACCACAACAGTAACTTCACAGAACCTCTTGGTTTCTAACAACGTCATCGTTGTCAACAACGGCGGAACCGCTCCCGTAGCTGCTGGATTCGCCGGTATGGAAGTTCAGCGTGGACCAGTTGCAACTTCTGCATACTTCTTCGTCTTTGAAGAAGCCCGTGGCGGATTCGTTGTTGGACTAAGTGGTCAAACTCAACTTGTTGCAAGCAGAGAAGATTCTCCTATAGCTGCTGGTATAGCATATTGGGACGGTTCTAACTTTAGATTTGATACCAATAGTACACTTACATCTGGTTCTATTGTTAACCTCCAGAATGCTGTTAGTTATCTTGCCTCGGTTTCTGGTGGATTTGCTCAAAGTGTAGATGTTGCTGCACTCACCGGTCAACTTGCGCTCAATGCAAACGTTGTCCACATAACCGGTAATGAAACAATCAGCGGATCTAAAGTATTCGTCACATTGTCAACATTAAGCCAAAGCGTTAATAACTTCACCGTTAAGTCTATTACCGGCGCATCACAAATAGTCATGGATGGTATTTCCGGAGCCAACAGACGCTTGCTATTGCGTTCAAGTGGCTCTAATCGCTGGATATTTGGTGCCGACGCAACGACTGAAGCTGGTGCGGACTCTGGTACCAATTTCTTCTTGTCAGCATTCAATGACGTAGGCTCAACAATCGATACTCCATTGGCAGTGAATCGTGCTACTGGAAGTCCTCTTGTTACCTCTCGTCCAATGAACATTTCAGGACAAGCAACTGCATTCAACATCGTATCGGTTAATGGTATATCGGCTAATGGCAACTTGCCAGTTGTTACAACTGATATGCTGGCTGCTTTGTCCGGATCCGGAAATGGTATTAGTTCCACCGCAGTTGCAGCATTGACTGGTCAGCTTGTTTTGAAGGCTGGTGACACAATGACCGGTCTTTTGACTATTGCCGATAGTGTTGGTAATGGTCTTTCGATTCAAACTGTAAGTGGATCAAACGGACCAGCCATACAGACAGCACATGGCAACTTTATCAAGTTCTTGCCACAAGCTGGAGCCAGTAACTACAATCCGCTTGTACAGAACAATGATGCAGCATTAATATTCTCGCAAGGTGCTTCTGATACCGGTTCACTTGTTCTTGGACCACATGCCGCAACTGCCAAGGGCATCCGCATAGATCAAGCTGGCAACGTCGTCATGACTGGCGGTATTTCTGGTGCTGGATCAGTTCCAGTCGCTTTGCGCACCGATGTAGCAGCTTTGACAGCACAGTTGTTCAGCGTCTATGGAGGAGTTATTTCGGCTGCTCCTGTCTATATCGTTAATGGTACTATTCCGCCGGGAGCCTTCACAACTGGCACGCTCACATTGGCAACAAGTTCAACCAACGCATTAACTGCGGTTGGTCTTGGTGGTAACGTATTTAGATTCTATGCTTACAGTGGCTCTTCGACTGCTCCGTCATCTACCACCGCCGGAACTCAGATATTTACGTTGAACGGTCTAGGACATGACGAAGTAAATTGGGTGGCAAATCGTGTTTCTATCACATCGCTTGCTACAACTCAGTGGACAAGCGCAAGCCATGAAACCAACTTGAAGTTCCTTACAACTGCTAAAAACACAGTTGCCGGAACCGATAAGATGGCAATTTGGGGCGACGGTTCGGTACAGATTGGTGGAACTATCAGCAACGCCAATGGTGGACTTGGCGCAAACAACTTGGTAGTTGCTGGAAACATCAGCGCGGCGGGAAGCGTTCCAGTTGCTTTGAGAACTGACGTTGCGGCAGCATCGGGACAGTTGGTCTTGAAGGCTGGCGACACGATGACCGGAAACTTGACAATTTCCGTTACTGCCGGTTCAACTATAACATTAAATTCTGGAGCATCACAGTTATCATTGTTGCAGTTGAACGGAAATGATGGCAGACTTGCAGTTGTTTCTAATAACGGTTTAGATATTAGAACAAATAATATCACAAGACAGTATATACAATCTGGCGGTGATACGACATTCTTTGGTAATCTTTACGTTAATAAGGGAAACCCATTCCTCGGAATTCAGGGCACAACCAGAGAATGGGATTTACAATCTGTAGACTCTGATGGTAGATTCCGTATATACGATGGAACCGGAAACGTTGAAAGATTCAGCCTCTACCCAAATGGTGGAATGATCGTCTATGCTGGTATCTCTGCAAACGGCAACTTGCCGGTCGTAACAACCGACATGCTTGCTGCTTTGTCCGGTGCTGGTGGCGGCGTCAGTTCGGCAACGGTAGCAGCATTGACTGGTCAGCTTGTCAAGAAGGCTGGCGACACGATGACTGGCTTGTTTGAACTTTCAAATAGCGTAACAGTTCCTCCAATTGAACTCGTAACATCAGATATTTCGTCTGGATTCCGCCTTGTTGGCGATCAAGCACAGAAGCAGATTCACCAGTATTCCTATGGTGTAAACAATGCTGGATATCGCATGGTCACGGTGGATGGAAGTGCCGGGGCTCCTGCTAATATAGCAAACGGCAGATTGATTGGTCAAGTAATAGCATTTGGTCGTTATGGTGCAGGACTGTATGCTGGAAGCAAATTGTCGTGGATTGCTGAACAGCCATTCGCCGCTTCCGGCGCGGGAACAGCGTTCCACATTTCATACGTTCCTATCAATACGGTAGCGCCTGTTGATTTCTTGTACATGACAGCAACCGATAATACGTTGCGCCTCTCGACAACCATATCTGCTGCAAGTAACTTGATAGTTGCTGGACAGATATCTGGAGCAAACGGACAGTCAGTTGCATACACAACACAAGTAGCTGCACTTTCTGGATTGCTCGTAGCTAAGTCCGGTGACGTGATGACCGGAAGTTTGACTATCTCTTCTGGTGTTTCACTTTCGCCTACATTGACTATACGTGGATTTAACGACGCAACAAAGGATCTTACCTTTAAGTCCAATAACGGTTTGGCTGATATAGACGCTGGCGCAAACGGAGCAATCCGTTTGAATGCGGCTGGCGGTAAAGTTGGTATTGGTAAGTTCCCATCAGCAACTCTTGATATGACCGGAACCTTTGTTGTAGATTCTGGTAACTTGGCAAGTGCAATACCTGCAAAGTTTAAGGGTGGTGCTGGAACAAGTATAGTTATTGACGCAACTCAAGGCGGTGGATCTGAGTGGCATATCGGAGATGCAATTGGAGCGGCTAACGGTACATTTGTCATCTACGATTACCCTAACTCCAAGGCTGTATTGAATTATGATAATAACGGTAACTTCAATTTACCTAATAGTTCTACATTCTACTTCGGAAGTCAGGCACTTAAGAATCACCGCACAAGTCTTGGCACGCAATATATCACTGATGTATTCTATAATGGTAACACACCTACATCGCAAATCATAGCTGATTGCAATAATGGCGACTTCTACATTGACGTAAGTGGCGGTCGCAACTTTACTGTTCGTTCTGGAGTCAACGGTATATCTGGAACAATGTTCGGCATTGTTACAGACGCTGGATTTGTAACACGTACATCAATTGGAGCATCGTATAACAAAGGTGTTGTATCATTGGGTTCTGGAGCGGGTCTTGATATTACCTTTGATGGATCTAATGGATACCTACAAACGCAAACAGGGGCGTTGGTTATGCAGACAACAACTGCAAATCCGGCGTATATAAAGACAAACGGGGCAGTTGCGGCAACATTTGGTTCCAATCAAGTGGTTGATTTTGCTTTATCTCCATCCATCAGTGGCGTAGCAATGGGCAATACAGCAACCACGCACTACTATGTCCAAAGCGGCACATTTAGTGATCCGGGTGGTAACAACGGTGACGTTGTTTATGTGATATAATAAAACCCGAGGATTTATGGACACAGACCTAGTTATAAAAACTGAAAATAACGCTCTTATAGCAGAGGATGCCGTTAAGAACGAATTCTTCAATATGATTCTTAGTGAACGTGTTTCCGTTTCTATTGGAAACTTCATTTTTATTCCATCCATAGAAAATCCGGTTGTTTCGGGACCGCATCGAATAGCTCAGATATTCGAAACGTATGCCGACAAAGCTGTTGATACATATGTCCCTACAAAAATAAATATCGATGGCAATGATTATGTTATGTTTACGCATATTTCTCGACTTGTTAATGAATCGCCATCAAAGTCTCTTTCTGTGTATTCTGTAGAAAACTTCAACAAAGAAGAATTCTGCAAAGTATTTAAAAATGAGTTTCCACCAATACTTCTAAAAACTCTACAAACATACTTAGAAAATGCCACCCATCTTAGATATCACGACGAGTTAAAAAATATAGAACATGAGGAACACATTTAATGGCACTCTATAAAAAGAATGCAGGAACATGGCAATCAGTAAATGATCTGCGCATTAAGTCCGGCGGCAACTGGAATCAAGTTCAAGAAGCTTGGATAAAATCCGGTGGATCATGGTCCAAATTCTGGAGTTTGGCAACAATGCCAGCCAATGCTCTATTCATTGCTGGTGGTTTCTCACTTATAAACAGTAATCTTCGTCAAAACAATTTGTCCATTGTAGATAATGTAAACGGATCAGCCGTTAGTTCATTCATGCCATCGATAAGTGCGGGATCAAATATAACAGTTTCGTCGGTTGCTGTATCTGGCACCACTGTTTATTTCGGCGGTCAATTCACTGTTGTAAACTCATATCCAAGAGGACATTGGGCAGCAGTTGATTCTCTTTATGGTAATCTATTGCCATGGAATCCAAATGCTGGAACCGGTTCCACTCAGACAACATTAGAAATAAGTGGAACCAGAATATTCCTCGGCGGATCATACGTACTGATGAATACGTCAGTAACGAGAAATCGCATATGTTCGGTCGATCCAGTTATTGGTACATTAGATGCATGGGATCCAAACGCAAATGGCGCGATTTTTAGTATAGATTTTAGACAAAATGCTGACGAAGTTTATGTTGGTGGACAGTTTACAACTCTTGGCGGAATATCAAGAAATAGACTCGGCTGCGTTACCGCTAGCGGAACTGGAACAGCAACATCATGGGATCCAAATATATCAACAGGCTCTTCGGTAAATACTGCGCGTGTTAGCGGAGATGTTATCTATGTTGGTGGTCAATTCACCGGTGTGAGAGGCTCTAGTCGCCAAAACATGGCAGCTTTCACTTTGAATACAACTGGATCTCTTACTACATGGGCTCCAGTCGCTAATAATTTAGTATACGCTATTGATTTTGGTTCCGATGCAACTGTATATGCTGGTGGTTTATTCACCACTATAAACTCACAAGTAAAAAAATTCTTAGCAGGAATTAATCCTTCGGGTGGCGGCGTTACTACATCATTTTCTGCAAATATAACTGGCGATGCTTCGAATATTGGCGTTTATGGTTTAGTAGTGAACAATTCAAACATCTATACTGTTGGAAATTTTGCCGTAGCCGGAACTGTTGCAAGCCCAAGTGTAAGAGTAAGAGCAGCAGCATTTGACTCCACGGGAACATTGCAAAACTGGAATCCGGGTATAGGAAGTACGGTTCTTGCATCAGCGATTGGACGCGCAATAGCTTCATCGTCTGGATCAAATTTTATAATTGGAGGAGATTTCTTATCGGTTAATGGAACCGGTAAATATGGTGTTGCTGCATTTAACGCTGACACATCAGCAAATTTTGCTATATTGAGTAATGTAAACTTAAACTGCTATGGTAATACAACGCCAACACTTAATGCTCTTGTAATAGATAATGGAACCCTTTATTTTGGCGGAACTTTCTATAAAGTACAAGAGACTGCAAGAGCAAATTTGGCTTCTGTTACAGTTTCTAATGGTGCCATTACAACATGGGCACCAAATCCAAACTCAACAGTAAATTGTATTGCAACTAGCGGAAACCTTTTATACATCGGCGGCGACTTTACATCAGTATCATCTGTTAGTAGGTTCCGCACCGCTGCTATTGATAAAACTACAGCAACCGCAGCCGTATGGAATATATCAGCAAATAGCACTGTACTGGATATACTTCCCTACGGTCCTAATATTTTCGTTGGCGGATTATTCAATCAAATTACAATAAACGGTACAAATGTAATAAAAAGAGGTTTGTGTGTAACTGACACAAGTGGAACCGGAAGAATAATAAACTATTTTGGTGAAACAAATTCTAATGTAAGAACTATTACAAATAGCGGATCTAACATATACATTGGCGGTGATTTTTCTAGATTCTTGAATCTAACAAGAAGTCTTCACATGTATAGGGGAGTTACGACGAATACAACTGGAAGTTTTGTCAAGAGCTTTGATGTATTTAATGGTGTAAACATAACTGATCAAACTCGCACACTGCAAATGAGCGGTTCAAATCTCTATATTGGTGGATCTTTCAGTTCATTTGAAGGAATATCTAGACCTTCTTTGGCTTGTTATGATCTTAATAGTTTAACCGTTACATCATGGAGTCCAAGTGCAAGTGTGGGTGCTACTGTAACATGCATGGCTATAAGTGCCGGCGTGGTATACATTGGAGGAAACTTCACAACTCTTTCCGGTCAAACAAGAAACTCTCTTGGATGCGTAACTGTTTCTGGTGGAGAAGCTAATGGATGGAACCCAGTTACTTCTGGTGCCAATATTAACGTCATATGCCTTAGTGGAAATACTGCTTACATAGGAGGAAACCTTACAGTAGTTGGAGGTCAACCAAGATCGCACTTGGCGGCTGTTACAACATTTGGAACAGGAGATCCACTCATATGGGCTCCAGCATCCAATAGTACACTTGTCAATAGTATTGCTGTCAGTGGATCTAGCATATATGTTGGTGGATCTTTCACAACATTGGCTGGCGTTTCAAGACAGTTTATTGGCGGTGTAACCGCATCCGGAACAGGAGATCCACTTCTTTGGAATCCAATAGTAAATGGAGCCGTAAATACCGTACTCACGAGTTCTAATAAAGTATTCTTCGCCGGTCAATTTACAGCAGTAAATGGACTACGTAGATTTAGAGCCGCATGCGTGGATACAAGTGGAACCGGAAATCTCATGGGTTGGGATCCTTCTATTGGTGGTGCAAATGTAACCAATATGATAACGGGTGCAAATACAACACTTGTATTAATGGGTAACTTTGGTAGCGTTGGAATATCTGGAGCCAATATTGCTTTGAATCCTGGTCTTTCTGGATCTAATATTGTATACGTTAATAGTATATCTGGAGACGAACTCCCATGGACTCCTTTCAGAACACAAACAGGTGGCTTGGCTGTTCCGACTGTATATACAGCAGCTATATGCGGTGATAGTATATTTGTCGGAGGAGACTTTGGATTGGGTTATAATTGGAAAGCAAGAACATCAGTTGCTTCTTTCGAATCATCTGTAAGTGGAGCCCTTAACGACTGGTTAGTTAATTTTGTTTATAATGGAGGTTTGTCGCCACCGAAAATAAACGTTATAACTATAGATCCTTCTAGCAGCAAATTTTACATTGGCGGATATTTTGGACTTGACGCACAGTCATTTAGTATCTATCCTGTATACCCACAAGTATCTGGACCATTGGGAGCAACTATTACAGGTGGAGTCGGCAACAATGCAATGATATGCAAATTTGATAAAAATAATGGAGATTCAACAGAAATAGCCGCCATTAGCGGAAATGGAACTCCTGTAACTGTAATGAATATATGTGGAACCAACATATTCGTTAGTGGTTTGTTCACAACATTAAATGGAAATTCTCGTATCAATGCTGGTTGCGTGGACATTTTTGGAAATATAAAGCCGTGGAATCCTTCTCCAAATTCCTATTGCCGAGCAATAGAATTATCTGGTGGTACCGCATTTATGGGGGGAAACTTCGTTACCGTGCAAGGAGGCGCGAGATCCGGTGGAGCGGCTGTTACTGTAACTGGTGCTGGTACTTTATTAGCCTGGAATCCATCAACAACCGCAAGTGCGGGTTCGGCTTCCAATGTCGTTTATTCTATTCTTCCAAGTGGAAACAGAATATATCTAAGCGGAAGATTTGACTTTGTTAACTTTACTACAAAAAGAACAAATGTAGCATGTGTTGATCCTGTAGTTGGTACCGTAAATCCTGTATGGAGTATATCGGCGGATAACTTTGTTTACTCGTTGATAGACGCTGGAAACAACAATATATGCTTGGGTGGATCGTTTAGATTTGTACAAGGAAAAGTAAGATCGGCTTTTGCAATGGTTGATGCTAGTGGAACTGGTAATGTTTTGCCAGCATGCATACCATTAGGTGGAGGAAATACCATCTTTGATGTTGCTTTGAGCGGAACAAATCTTATGACGCTCGGATCTTGGAATTTCCTGTCTACTCCTGCTGGACCGGATGGATCAGTAATAAAAGTATTTGCTATGTATGATATTAGTTCTGTTCCGACTTCAGTTGGTCCAGACATTACTGCTTCTCTTATTCCGTATAATATTGGATATAACGATGCTACTCTGTCAATATCAAGAATATTAAGAAACGGTACTAATACTTTCATTTGGGCTGATGGTGCAACAATAGGCGAATATGTCTCAAATGACATATTAAAAATAGATATATCCGGAGGTTTGAATAAATTCTATCCAGGAAATACTAATCTTATAAATCAATTCTCATATGATGCAGCATTAACAAGCGCCGATCCCGGATTTGTATATACTGCAACTAATTCAACTCTAAAATCATATATGAGAAGATGTGCGGTGGCTGTTGATATTTCTGGAAACGTTCTCCCATGGAACCCTGGTTTCAACGGAGAAGTATATACCATCGTAAAAGATATCTCTGGCATATATTGCGGTGGTAACTTTACAACTGTAGATGGTACCCAAAAGGGTGGTCTTGTTTTGACTGATCCTATTTATGGATATACACTTGACAATACCACTATAAATGGTCCTGTCAGGGCAATAGCCATTAATCACAGTTGATTAAATAATTACTTATCTGATTGATTTTCAAAGCCATTGTGAATAACAGTGGCTTTGAAGTCGTCGGCAAGCTTTAAAATTTCGTCAGCTTTGTCGGCAGTCGTAACAATCGTCAAATTAGCAAAGTCGGGGTGGAAAGCAATAGTATCCACTCCGATGTTGTTTAACATGGTCTTAAACTGTTCCATGACATTCGTAATGTCCTTCGTGGCGTCAGGGTTGCCATCAAACGATATAGAAATAGTGTTATTATTCTGGTGATAGAAAACCTGCTCAAGCATTTCACGAATTTGTTTCATTACTTGTACCTTATGATCTTGTTGAAGACGAGATATGGCTGCATGATGTTGAATGGAACACCAGAACCAGCAAAGCTTGTTGCTGTAGCGCCGCCAGGACGGAGCGATGGATTGCTGTTACCTTCGAAGTTTACAGCATTGAATGGAGCCGTGTGATTGTGGCGTGCCATTTCATCAATTGTCTGTGCGTGCTTATCTTCGCCACCGGACATACCAAGGGTATAGGTATATGCAGCGAATGCCGAAGCGGCTGTTGTAACTGTTGTCAATCCAGCACCAACTCCAACACGTCCTGCTGCGTTTGGCAACAAGAAGTGGGTAAGGTTTGCCGAGATATCGTAAACAGCGCCCCATACAGTTCCGATGACATTATAAAGCTGAGTGTAGTCTGATGCTGAAATTGCAAGTGCCGAACCGTCACACATCAAGAAGTTAGAAGGTGCTGTAGAACCAGCGAAGTCAAGGACTGCACCAATTGGCGTTACAACCTTGCTGAATGCAACGTTTACCGCATCTCCATCTTGGTCAATGCGGGCATAACCAAGGTTCTTGAGAATGTGGTCGGTAAGATCCATCTTGCCACCGGTGACGTTGAACGAAACGGTCAATACGTCAACGGTGTTGTTGTCGATCTTAACGTTATAGCTGCCCGCGGCTGCATCCTTGTTAACGAATGCCACTTCGCGGACTGCATCAGTATCGCGACCATATGGAGAAGCAACGAATGGAGCACTGCGGTCAGCAATGTTGTTGGAGATATCCAACTGACGTGGCTTCATGAACCAACCGACTAACTGTGCGCGTTGTGTTGATCCACTGACTGGCAATGTACGGGTGTTGAATGGGATCCATGATTCAAGGGCTCTGTTAGTTGGGTACACAACAGAGAATACAGCAGAAGGAACTGTAGAGTCAACATAGATGTCGCTTCCTTCAAAGATAGCGCAGTATTGCGATCCAGCGCCAGAAGCATCTTCACCAGCACCGATCTGCGAAGCACGGATAGCCTTGGTAAGACCGAAGCGGTCGAACTGATCAACAAGGCTACCAATGGTCAAGTTGCTGTAAGCTGCTGAAATGTCGCTTGCTGACATGCCGTATGTTTCGGCTGTCTCTTTGCGCCAGATAAGAGCTTCCCACGATTCGCGGCTGTTGAGGATACCGACGTTCTTGGAATCGTTCATGTAAAGGAACATGTCGTAAGCAAGAAGAGGTGGACGTGTCTGCGAACCGGCAGTATCGTACACTTCGTCGTGAACAATCTGGAATGTCTCACGATTCAAAACAGTGAAGCGAAGACCACGATCAGACTGCTTGAACTCATCATAAATCTTGACGTTACCAACAACCAAAAGGCGCGGATCAATCCAACCCTGCGGCTGAATGGCATTGGCTGAGGAGCGAATAAAGAATGGAACAATGTTCTCAAGTGTGTCAGGAGTACCTGCCTTAGCGAAGTCGAGTTCTCCATAGACGCGGAAGTTGGCGTTGGCACTTGCATCGGCGTTCATGGCAACTGGACCGTTGGTGATTAACGAGCCAAGGTCAGATGTAATCAAGTTACCGGAAACAGAAATCGTACCGATCAAATTCAAATCGCTTGAGACGGTCTGAACGGTCGAGCTATTGCGGAACAACAGACCAGCACTCATGAATGCGGTTACGGCTGGGTAGATGAAGTCGAGCTTGGCGCTGGTTTCAGCAACCTTGGTTTCAAGCCACTCGGCAGTCAATTCATGTATGCCACCAGACGAATCAACAAGCCACATCTGCTTACCAGACTCGGCTGCGTAGTATCTGCCCGAAGGAGATACCGCGGTGACACCGAATACGGTGAATCGTTCACCAGTAGGAGTTGAAAACTCACTGACATCTGCTTTTACATTGAATTCTACGCCGTCGTCTCTAAAAGATGCCATTTTATGCTCCTGGCTTGGTTGGAGGCTTAGGAGCCTCTTGAGTATTTATCGGAAGTTCATTCTGAAACTGGACATTAAGTGTGCGGGATGGGTCATATCCTTGACCAAGATATTGCGATAGGCAAAATAATAGCCAAGTTGTTCCGCTATATAGGGCGCCATTGAATATTAAATTCCAGGCTACAAACGGACCAAGGAAGCAGCCGATAAAAGCTCCTACCCAAAAGCCGAAACACATTGGGCAGTTTAAAAGCTTGTATATCTTTCCGTAGACTTTTGAAAGCTTACCACCCTCTGCTGTTTTTATACCGAACCACTCTCTAAAACCATAGAAAATAGATCCCTGCGTAACGATCATCGTTATGCCGTATGCTACCAAGATGGCTATTAAAAGTGACATGGCTGTATTATACCAGTTTTATGAAATGATGTTGACCAATGCCCATGGACCGGCAGACGTATGAACGGTAACTGCCAAGTTGCCACCAATGACACCGATGGCGAATGTACCGGTTGCAGTTGGGTCACCAAAGATCAATGCCTGTGGAACAGACGGCAGTATTACAGGGAACGCAAATGTCTTCTGTCCAGAAATGGTCTGTGTTGATGTCGTATCAACAGGTGTAACCATGTTTGGATTGAATGCCTTGATGAAGTACGATACTGCAATGTTGCGAGGACGCGACTCTGAAATGCCATCAGCAGAAATGTTGACGGTGTGGGTGTGTGCTCCACCGGTCTGCGTGGCGGCTGCGCCAGCGGCTCCGGTAGCAACTGTGATGTCTGATCCAGAAGCAGCTTGGGTAGTTGCTGTGGTTGGCGGCTGTGGAGAAATACCATGTAAGTGACCTGGGTCACTTACAAGAGTTGATCCTGGGTGACTGTGAGACTCATTGCCGCCATTTTGCCATGTACCAAAGCCACGACCTGTATCTACGCCACGACCAGCGTCCCAACCACGGAAGAATTCACCACGCGAATCTGGAACATTGAAGTTGGAGCCCGAGCCGCCAAACGTATATCCAATAACATTGAACAAGTCATTATATGCCGAAACCGCATATGATGTTCCATCAAGGAACAACCAGTCAACGCCAGGAGCGGCTGATGTAGCCAATGAAATGATGGTTCCTACAGGAACGCTGCCGCCGCCATAAAGCTTGCCGCCAGTTATGTTCTTAACAAGCGACTCAAGCAACTCGACCTGAATCATGAGAGCATTTGTCTCAGAGATTGGTGTGTAGTCGCCACTGATAGTGACTATCTGTGTTTGGAGTGATGTATCAGCAGCGAAACGAGTTCCTGCTTCGGTATTGATCTTGGTATCGACATAGCCCTTGTTGGCGGCATCAACCGAAACCTTTGGAGTGTTGACTTGCGAACGTCCCTGGGCGTTACGAAGCATCAATGTATCTGCAATTGGAGTATATGATCCTGTGTTTTCTATTTGCGCTTCAATAACAGGAATAATTTCAGCCTTGGTAAAGTAACGGTTGTCGTGATTATGGTTGTTCTGTAATCCCTGTGGAGACATGTCCGGGGCGGCAATGACGTTCTTCCAGTGAACGCGAGAAAGCTTTGGATGACCTATTTCTTCCTTAGAGTAATAACGCTTGTCGTTGATGTATTCGTTTGGACCCGTTCCAGGAACGTTGATCTGCCAGTCTATTCTAAAACCAGGAGCCGTTGGGGTTGTAGAAAGAACAACATCAAATCCAGTTGTAGTACGATTCGTAATGCCCTGTACAAGTAATGGCTCAATTGTATCTGGCGTTATAAGCGAGACGACAGGATATGAGTTGAGAATGTTGACGATTGGGTGAGTGACATGGTAGACTGAGTTGATTGTGTCGCAGTCTACAACGCCATTATAGAATTCAGTCATGTGAGTACCCCATTTCCCTTATTTATAGGAAATGAAAACGTATTTTCCAATTAAAATTATACCATCTTTTAACAAAAAGACCCCCGAGTTCATCGGAGGTCTTTAGGTTTATCCTTTTAAGCCAGGATTCAGGTTCCGTATGGCTTGAAGAGGACCCAATTGATGGCGTAGCCGGCTGCATCTGGAACATCGGACAATACAACGTTGAACGATGTTGTGGTACGATCCGAGATACCCTGAACGTAGAGTACCGAGGAGCTTGCTGGGACCGTCAACGAGACGATTGGGAATCCAGCAGCTACCGAGCCGATGTCATTGTGCGAAATCGTGTAGACGTAGTTGGTTGTATCTGCGTTTACTGTTCCACCCTGCATCATTGCAACGACGTTTTGAGCAATCGAAGCACTTACGGAATCGGTGTAGGACTCAGCCTGTACCAATGCGTTTGCCGAAGCCGCGACAGTGAATGCGTAAAGCGAAGCACTTACTGCTGCTACTTCTGCATCAGTGTAAGCCTCTGCCTGAGCAAGAGCGTTAGCTGATGCTGCAACTGTGAAGGCATACAACGAAGCACTTACTGCTGCTACTTCTGCATCGGTGTAAGCTTCTGCCTGTGCCAATGCGTTAGCTGATGCTGCAACTGTGAAGGCATTAGCTTGTGCCAATGCGTTTGCCGAAGCTGCATCGGTGTGGGCGTAAAGCTGACCGCTGGTGGTTGCTACGAGTGCAGTGAACTCAGTTTCAAGTGTTGCACTTGTTGCAGCGATTACTGCGTAGAGGTCACTGTTCGAACCACTTACTGCCGAGATACGTGCAGCCAATTGATCAAGGGCTGGGAATACTGCGGCTGGGGCTGGTGCCCAATCAGCAGGGGTCGAAGGTGTGTAAACGATGTCATTAACAGTCAAACCTGTTACTGCATCATATGTGAACTGACCGTCTGTGACGAACAAGTAGCCACCACATGTCGATGGGGTGCCAGTCTTCCAGAATGGAACTGCCTTATCTACTGGAGCATCTTCACGGGTTGCAACAACCTGCATTTCGCGGATTGTTCCAGCGCCGCCACTTACAGGTCCGTTGATGGTACCGACAACGAATGCATCGCGGTTTTCATCAAAGAGGAACTGGTAAGGAACTTCTGTTCCACGATCAATCTGAACACCAGCAAATCCACGGGTTACGCCTGGACCTGGATCACCGACGTTGAGTTCGATGAGGTTGCTGTTTGCAGATACAACACCAGCGATTACTGCGAAGGTACCACTTGCTGCGAAGATGGTTCCCTGAACAACTACGTCGCTGTTGAAGGTGGTCATGTCTGTGAAAATCTTGGCGCCATCAATGGTTTCTGCTACTGCACCAGTGCGGTGTACGTAGTTACCATCGATTACTGCGCTGATATCAGCAACACTTGTATCAGTGTAAGCAGTAGCTTGGGTAAGTGCGTTTGCCGAGGCGGCATCGGTGAATGCGTAGAGAGCGGCACTTGTTGCAGCAACTACACCATCAGTATATGCTTCCGACTGAGCCAAGGCGTTTGCCGAGGCAGCAGCGGTGAATGCACTTGCTTGAACGAAAGCGTTAGCAGATGCAGCATCGGTGAAAGCGTAAAGCTGACCACTGGTGGTTGCTACGAGCGCAGTGAACTCAGTTTCCAATGTGGCGCTGGTTGCAGCAACCACGCCGTCTGTGTACATGTTTGCCAAGAGCAAGGCGTGAGCCGAAGCTGATGCAACGTCTACAGATGCGTTGGAGAGGGGTTGAACGTTACCGACATCATCGGTAGCGAAAATTCCGCCAGCTTGGGCGAAAATGGTCCAGTGACCGGCAGTTGTACCAGCCGATGGTACAACCGATTGATTTGAAAGGTCAATACCTGAATTTCTTAGACCAGCCATGTGTATCTCCTAGTTGCGTATTATTTATATTAACTTTTTAGTTAATCAAGAGGGATTTTGAAGCGTCCAGTTGATGAGGTAGCCGGAAACGGCTGGAACATCAGAAAGAACTATATCAAATGACCCCGAAATAACATTTGTAACTGAACAAGTGTACGTTACGGAGTTCATGTTTGGAAGGCGAAGCGTCGTGTTGATAACAGCGGAAGGACCGGGAATCTGTGCGTTTAAAACCGTGTATTTAAAATTCAATGTATCGCAAGTGACCAAGCCAAAGATAGTGGTGGAGCTTGCCGAAGAATATGCTATCCAGTTGGCATTGGTGATTCCACCAAATAACTGATAGGTTATGTTAGTTGCAATAACATATACTAACATTCCTTGGGCTCTACGCTCAGTAGGAATTGCATCTCTTGCAGCTATTGTTGCTACAGAACGGAATCCACCCAAACCATATGTTTCGTCGTGCGTTGGATGTGTGTCATTCGAATCGAATGGCACAATCTTGTCTGGAATCTGTACGCCTGCTAGTGCTGTCATTTATATCTCCATCATTGGAATACTACAGGTATACTGGCACCGTTTTGCGCATTGAATACTCTATACATATAGTAGTTTTCAGTGTGACCGTATGCGTTGGTGAAAGATATCGCTGTTGGACTTACCGAGGCTACTCCCGGATTTGAAGGATCATACCACGCAGCGAAGCTAAAGTTATTTACTGTTACGCTTGCCAATCCATATGTTACTGGATATGCATACCAGAAGAAGTTGCCGCCGGAAGGAACTGCACAGTTATATGTGATCGACTTATTACGTGACGAGGACAATTCCTGGTTTGCGGCAAGGATCTGAGCATTACTTGGCAAGCCACCACTTATAACTGGTAGAGTTCCCCAAAAACGCTTCTTGGAGAACGAGATAGTTGCTGCTGAGCCGGCACTTTGAGTTCCGTCATTGGCGGTGAGGTTAAATGTCTTATTTGCAGTTATTGGCTGTGATTGAGTATAGTTATATGCTCTCAAACCAACCGAAAGAGATCCGATGCCATTGTCAAGACTCTGGCTGACAACTGATGCCTTATTATAACTCCATGTCAATGCAGCGGCGGTGATTGATTGTCCAACTTCAAGACTATTTGGAGAAACAGCAAGAGAGGCTGTCAATGCTGTGTAAAGAGAAATAATAAACTGGTTGGTAGCAACATTTGTAACCTGGATGCCGTTTTGACCAGTTATACCAACTGGAGCGGCTGATGATCCACCAGATATAAGGAAGCTATTGACACCTATTGATGTTACTGTTACGCTTCCTGCTCCCGAAAGCGAAACAACGCCAGCGGTGATGCCTTCCACCGCCGTAGCTATAGCAGCCGACATTGTTGCCGATGTTACAAGATTGAATGGGGAATCTGTAAGATCAACCCACTGTACCATCGTTCCCGACAAACCAGTAGATGATGGGGCTTGTGAAATAGCAAGAACCGAGAGGTTAGCGCCTTTGTTATATGGAAGCGTATATGCTTCACCAGCAGACATGTTGTCTGTGCGAGCACCTATGGTCACTACGCCGTATATATTCAAGTCGCCGTGGATAGGATTAGCCATTCGTTATGCTCCAACCATCTGTTTGACAGCGTTATAGATGCTGATTATTTTCTCTTTAGCGGCTGGCTCAACACTTTCCCATATCTGAGGAAAGCGACTCTTATCAGCCGGGGTCATCTGAGGAACATTAAGTGTATCCAATGCTTCACGACTACCCATGATCTGTTCCACCGCATTAGGGAAAGCTTTAGCTACTTTTAGAAATTCGGCTGGTGACATGCGGGTCGGATCTCCATGAGCAAACAGAAAAAGCACCATCAACTGAACTGGAAGGTAGTTCTTGGCACCACCTGGAAAGTTCAATTCACTGAGAACCTGTGATAAATACCCTTCATACATGTGCCACATGAAATCTTCTTTAGGCATGGATACAGTTCCCGAACTTATTTATAAACAATAGCTCTAAGTTTTATAGATTATACCAAAAAAGAACCCCGACATTGCTGCCGGGGTTCTTTTGCTTCTAAATGTCTAAAAAATTAGTGTATTACAATCATTTCAGCGGATGTTAATGCGCTGAGGGTTGTTCCACCAGCATAACTCACACTGCTTTGAATGTCTTCCTTCAATTCAATAAGCAGTTTATCCATGCATCCCTTGTACTCCTTGTACTCTTTCTTGCCTTCAACGTTCTTATACTCGCCCTTGTTGAATTGTGAGGCACTTCCATAGTATTCTTTACGAAGGGTTGTCTTTCCATCGACTGTCATTTCCAGCAACTCACCAGCGGACTGATCATAACCTGCAAATAGACTTCCAGCCATACACATATCCGCGCCACATGCGATAGCTTTTGCAATATCACCATGTTCTACTATGCCACCATCGGCAATAAGAGGAAGGTCTGCTGGGGTGCAGTATTCGGCACAATCCAACACGGTTGTCACCATAGGGCGATGGAAGCCGGTCTTGTTTTTCGTTATACACACGCTGCCCCCAGCAATACCTGCCTTGATAGCGTCGGCTCCCCACTTATGAAGATCCGCACAAGCCTCTTTTCCGGATACATTGCCGGCTATCAAGAATGTCTTGCCCTGACAAAAATTATCCTTCACATACTTAATCATCTTTTCAGCCTTCGGACACCATGCGTTTGCAATATCGAGTGTAATATAATCGGGGCAAAGACCAGCCTTTTGAAGCTGGTCTAGCTGACTATAAGTATCATCGTTGACGCCTATACTTATAGAAGCTATGAGTCCTTGCGATTGCATTCTGTGTGTGAACGCAACAGCATCGACCCCAAAACGGTGCATTGAATAAAACAGATTCTTTTTAGCGAGATACTCGCACGTTTCTTCGTTAACAACTGCCTTCATGTTGGCGGGATAGATGGGAAGAGCGAATTTTCTGCCACCCAATCTAACTGAGACATCACATTCTTTTCGACTCTCTACTACTGTCTTTTTTGGTTTGAGATAAATGTCGGAGTAATTGTATTCTCTTTGAATTATTCTTGTCATGTCGGCACCCTTCTCTTTCCATTATAGGAACGAGTGCCAATATTGCAATAGGTTACTTGTTGTGATTAAACCAGCATTCAAAATCAAATTTATACGTGAAGTTCAGAGTCTCGGTTTCTTTGAGATTTGCTCTAATACTTTCAAATTCTCTGTTGGTCAACACGCAGCAGCGCAACGCATAGACATCGGACTTGAGTTTCGGATCTTGCTTGTCAGCCTTATCTTTATAGACTCCGGTAAGATCAAAAACCACAACTGGTTTACGGGCTTCAACAAAGGCAGCCGCTTCCTGTGGTGTTGCAAAATACTCGGTTGTCATTCGATTGACTTTTTTTGGATCTGAAACGGCGGCAAAGATAGGAACGTTGGCAACAACGAAGTTGCATCCAAGTTCTTTAAGTTCCTTCTTTCCAAGTGCTTTAACTAACGCCATATATTTTTCTCCTTTCAAGAGGTTTCTGTTCTAGTTGCCAGCATCTTCCATCCTCACGGATGCTCATGCTGTTCTGTTTGGCAAATTCAACAACTGCTTCCCGTACCGTGAACCGGTTTGCCAGCTTTCTATTTTTCCATGACCAATCGTCGCCCATAATCGTTGCTGTTGGGAATAAGTTTCTTGCCGTTTTTATATCTTTCAAAACATCTTCATATTCATGGCTAGCATCTACAAAGATGATGTCGGGTGTGTAACCAAGATCCTGGCAAATGTACATTCCGGTTATGGAATCGGTTTTTATAGGAACGATGCGGTCTTTAAAATCCCAGCAGTTGACAATGAATGTATCGTAAAGCGTTGGCAGCTTGCCAGCAACATCTTTGCGTCCTTGGTGCTCAACCGAGCCTTTCCAGTGATCTACAGAGACTATCTTAGCAGTTGAATTTTTACAAAACCATCGAGTGCTGGATCCAAGCCATACACCCAATTCCAAAATGACTTTTGTTTGGTCTGTTATGGATGGTTTTATAAAAGCAGCCATGTGGTCATTGAACCACCCATGGCTGTCGGGTTCGACATCCGGCTTGACGCTGGGAAAAGAATACATACTTCAATTATATCACAAGCTGCTTTGTGATGACTGACTTACAGAATAGGAACTGAGCGAACTTGGCGAGCTACTGCTTAAGCTGCTAGACGAGGAACTAGACGAGTTGCTGGAATCGCTGCTTGGCGAGGAACTCGACGATGAGCTTTCAGAACTCTCCGATGACTGGCTGCTGGTCGAAACCAATGGACCCATGGACTCGGAGTCACTAATAGAAGAGGAGGACGACGGAATGTAAGGTCCGCAATTGGTCCATGCATCGACCAATGCATGAGTATTGGTGTTTGAATCGTAGTGAGGTCCGTCGAGGAACAATTCTGAAACGTTGAGTTCCAAATGCTCTTCTGATGACGTTGAACCCATGTATATAGGAGCCTGTGTTTCTTCAATCCATTCTTGTGTTAATTCTTCGTTGTAAACGAAGTTACCAGATGGTTGCAGGATGTTATCCCTGGTAAACATGTCGAAGAATCCACTGGTAGCATGTGTCAATACAAGCATTTCAACGTCTTGACGAACAACCTTACGTTCCTGCTGGTCCCAATCCTGAGTGAATGGTCTTGTATAGTCGCTGAATTCATCATCGACGCAATCGCGATAATAAGTAGTGTACTTAATGACGCGCATATTCCATACAAAGTATGGATCGGTCATTTCTTCCGCCTTGATACGATAGTACCAACCGCTACGAATGTAATATGGAACGATAGGCGACAGTGGATCGTGAAGATCGTAGTTAGCTGATGTAGCGGTAAATGTGTATGAGTCGAGTGACCAGTTGCAGAACCCGCCTTCGCATGTCACTTCTGAAAGCTTAGCATTCTTCTTAAAGTCAAATCCAAGCAAGTATGTATTAGCAATAAGCGAGCATGGATTCTCTGGAGGCGTTACAGACGAAACCGAAACGGGATCATCGATTCCTGCCCCGCTGTAAAGAGGATCATCGCAGCATGGAGTTACTCTGGCGCACTCTTGATCGAACATGAGTTGAAGAGTATCGCCAGTATCCTTAATCTTTAAGCAGTTGCCGGCAATGATCTGATTAAGATACAAAGTGGTGTTACCGTACTGGTCAACATCCTTGTGGGTGTATAATCCAGGAGTGTAATCAACAGTATTGTTAACCGTAAAACCATGTGTCTTCAAAACCAAAGAATCTGGATTGGTTGCTACCGGTGTTGTCGAATAGCTGCCATCGGCTTGCTTGTAATAAGCAACACCATCGTAGCCAATATAGAAACTATCGTCATCCGCTTCAATAACTATCCATGCGACTCCCGAAGGGCTTCCATCATTTGTGATGGATCTAAAGAAGTAGCTCATATCACCAGAAAGTGATGATACGGAACCAAGGACGCTACTTGCGCTCAATGTTGGACTATATGACTGGAAGTCAAAGAACTTGGCATCAACAAAGACGTTTGGATCAGTCTCGGTTGGAATATCAATGCGGATATTGCGACCCGGAACAAGAGAGCCCATGAGGAATGTAGCAAGGCAATTGCTTCCATCCTTAACAACAGTGTTGCCATTGGTGTTATCAACCATGGCTGTCTTGCCAAGGTAAACAAAGCTATCGCGGTCAGCAAGGTTGACCACTTCGAACGTATTGGCTGGAACGCTGTTTTCTAGGGTCATGTGCTACTCGATGATTCAGATGTTTGTGAAGTTCCGTTCGAACTGGATGACGATTCGCTTGAGCTACTTGTCGAAGAGCTTGACGAGCTACTTGAAGTGCTGCTTGACGAAGAGCTTGAACTTGAGCTTGAAGACGATGACGAGTGTGAACTGTCGCTGGAGCTTGATGTGCTGTTGTTGGACGAAGATGATGAATTTGAAGAAGAGGAAGCCTTGGCACATTCGCAGCAGTTGCCGTTGTGGAAGAAATTGACTCCAATCTCGATTCCACCGTTATTGTTACGAATAGTAATGCAACGTCCTTCTTCTAACGACTTCAAAAGGTATGTTACAAGCTGGCGACCCATGACTTTGGTTGAGTCGATTGGTGAATATGCTGATCCAGCAACCATACTCTCGCCACGCGATGCGGCAACGTCAGTAACTTCATACTTCCAACCGATTAATTTGACACTTGTTTCTTCATATTCGTAATTGATCTCTTGAAGACCGAACGTGTTGGTTATTTTGTCGGGAGCACCAAACGACTTGACCATGTAGATACTTCCGAATGTCCAATCGTAGCGGGATCCTACCGCAAATGGCTTATTTGCACTATCAGATGCATTGGTGTAACCAACGCCAACTCCGCCAGTGCTGAATGTTTCCCACGATCCATCAAACCACGAATCACTAAGGGCTGGACGGTCAGATGCAACACTCAAACCGAGTCCAAGCTTGACAACAACCATATCCATAGCTCTTATCTCGACATCGTTGCCACGCTGATCAATGAATATAGTCTGAGCGGTTACTGGTTTCTCTGGCGTAGTTGGAGTTCCATATGGAACAGGATCTACCATGCGGTACTGCCTGTTTATTCCATGACCCATTGATGTATTGGCTTTAACGTTTGCAAACAAGAATGAAGTTGTGCAGTCAGCCAAAAGACCAGCATAGAAACTTGGCGGATCTTGACGTACCTGTGGATTGAAGTAAAGTATCTCGTTATTTGGTTCTGCTGGTGAACCAATGAAAATAGGAACTGGTGTATATGATGTTTTGCCGTTTTCAGCAATGCCAGCATGCGTAGCTATAGAAGGAAGATTCGAACCTGGAATCTGAACGCCACGACTTGAATCTATATTCATGAGTGCCAACATCAATTGGCGAGTATATTGGTCCTCGACCTGGGCATTGATGAATTCAATGTCGATTTCTGGATAGACAACGGTAGATGCAAACGGAACGTCTTTAACGGCATCCGGATTAGCTGCTTGGTAGGGTATTATTTTAGGTTTTCTATAAAGCGGCATTACTTTTCAGACTCTTTCTTTAGCAGAATCTCTTCTGCTTTGTCTTTTGGAATATCTATTTTAAAAAAGAATGGAATTTCATCTACTTTGGTCAAATCAAGACCAACATCAATGCGAGCGACGAAATCGGCACCCAAACGCTGGTGGATAAGTTCTGTTATTTTTGTACGGAGGAAGTGAAGGCTGTCTGCTGTAAAATACTTTGATTCTTCAACGTATTTGTTCATTACTTCGCTGATGCACTTTTCAACGACGGATTGTGATGCTGGGTCTAATTTATTCATAATTTTCCTTTAACGTATTATACCGTTTCTCCAGCCGATTCTTCGCCACCGATTTCTGTATCACTTACTGCTGCGTCTCCGCCTTCGCCACCTTCTAGTCCCATTTGGTCGGTTACATCCGTGTCCTCTCCACCAGCTTCTTCGGGATTTTCTTCGCCTGTTACTTCGGGTTCTTCTCCACCCTGGTTTGCACCTTCGGCTGGAGCTTCTGCGGTCTTGATCATTGGGAATACGCCATTGCTATCTGTTGAACCATCAAGATAGCCAGCAGCCAATGTACGATACACTGCGCTGCGGAGATAGTTCTGGTTGTCCTTGTTCTCTCGTACAAACTCTTCGACTGCTTTTGGTGTCTTAACGTAGAGCTTGTTGAACGGAATGAGCTTCTCGTCATCATTTTCAAAATACTTAACAGTCAACATGTTTGGAGTGATCGATTCTTTTTCAGCAAAATTGACTTTGATGCTTTGAACAAAGTCAATAGCATTCATATCATCAACCCAATTGTCTCCAAAACGCTTCGTTACGAATTCATCGATCTTTTTAAATGCATTCTTGAGGAGGTTTGGATCCGAGTCGTCGATCTTCTCCATCTTACCTGTGTTTTTATCAAGGTGATAGATAGGAATGTTTGAATTGAAGAGAACAATGTTCTTTTCGCGCTTTTCCAAAAGATCATACTGCTTGCGAAGTTCCTTACCCTTATCCTTGTACGAATCGTACTGTTCAGGAGTCAAACGATAGATGATTTTATCCGAAGTCAATCCAGTCTGCTGCTCAACTTCGTTCATCATCTGGCTAACCTCGATACCAGCACGCTTAAAGCGGAACTTGGCAAGACGAATGTTATTTGGGTTGGTCAATGCATAATCAGTCTGTGGAGCACCAGTGTCAGTGAACATGGTCTGAATCTTACTTGCATCGTCCTGGTCAGCGGCTCCGGACATAACTTGATTACCGGTGCCTGGAACAGTTTCTTCTTCTGGTTCTTCTGGCTCAGGAGGAGTTTCTTCCGACTGATCTTTAGGAGCATCTGCTTCGGGAGCATCTGCTGAATCTGCTGGTGCTTCGGCGCCTGTGTCGTCGGCTGGGGCTGCGTCAGCACCGGGATCGGCTCCTGCATCGACTTCTCCGCCGACTTCCTGTTCAAGCCCATCAGCTACGTCCTGCTCAGCGCCGGCTTCGTCAGCTTCGTGCATTCCAAAAACTTTACGCAGATCAGATTGTATCTGCTCACGGAATAAAAACGCCATAGGTTGACCCTCAACGTATATTTATACAAACTCAAATAATCTGAATCAGCCTTTTAAAACTTGCTGAGTCTGATTCCGGGGTCTAAAAGGGCAGTCTATACAATTGGTGACTGCTAACGAGTGTGTTCCATATGCCGAACAGTCAACGAAGCGCGGATCTTGGCGCCAATCGTTGTTGCACTTACATCCGGTGAATCCCATGCCTCTACGGAACGGGCAAGGATACTTTTCTGCTATAGTTTCGTATTCGTTCATACTTTGTTATATACCGCTTTATAATCGTCAGCAAATACGAAGCTTGTGTAGATCCATGTTACGGTCATGAAGACCTTATCTGGATCCGAGTTGATAAGCTTGATTGGGCTGATCGATTTTGGGTGAAGTCCTTCGAAACGTATCTCAATCGTCTTCTCTCTGTTATTATCTAAAAGAAGCAAGTGACCATCGGTGTAGAAACCTTTGGTGTAGTCTACCTGAGTAAACTTCATCAACTCTTCTGGATTTGCCGACGCGACAAGCCAGTAGTGAAAGAAACGAGGAATGAAAAAGTTTTCGTCAACTTGGATCTCAGTAGTGAGAGTGTCGAAAACCATTTTTCCGTTGACCGTCTGTACGTCTGCGGTGGAAGCCAATGCAATGTTGTCGGTTCCGACTGAGACACCCGGGATCTCAACAGAGCGCATGAACAATGCCAAGTTTCTGACATCGTTATTGGCTTCTTTTATAGCATCCAAGTTATTGAAGCGTGCATAATCCTCTGGATTTGGACCAAGCTGCTTGAAGCACTTATTATTGTACTTGGAAAGCAAGAAACTGACAGGAATCTTATCGAGAACAAACGTGTAGTTGTTCGAATGGAATTCGTTGATAAGAACTTCCGAGTTATAGACGATGTTGCAGCACAGTGGCGAAGCCATTAGAGTACCTCATCTGATATGAGTCTGAAATACTTAATAGCTCTATCATCCGCATTGTAATTTGGTGGAAGCGGAGGAGCGCCGGACGAGGCGGTTGTTTCTGGTGTTATGATAAAGCCTGGAGTTCCGCTGGTTCCGGATGTTCCTGACGAACAAGCAGTTGAAGACTCTGGAACCGTATTGGTTGCTGTGATGGAAGCCTTATATAGACCAAGAGGATAGTTGTCATCGGTTTGCAAACGGAAAAGGTACCAACCAATTCTATCAGAGCATGGAACCATCGGGCAATCAACAAAGATGTTACCACATGGATCATAAATCTTGATCCATACCATGAGGGCGGCGCGGTAATCATTCTGCGACATGGGAACAGTTCTATCGACGTATGGCTTGTTGCCTACTTCGAAGGTTATGGAGTCACCAAGTCTAAAGTCTGTATCTGGCATAGTTATTCCTTAATTTATACCACTTCCGTAGATATAGAACTCCAAGAGGGCAGAAGGAACTATATTGATGTCGCTAATGCGTGGTGGCATGTAAAGTTGGCAACCAGACAAACCGGGAACAATTGGGGAGGCAGATGGAGAAGCAGCAGAAGTTCCCGGGATCTCAGAAGCGCACGGGTAAAGATAGTCTGTACGATTCACGTCGCCAGCTTGTCCGCCGCTTACTTCTGGAACTACCACGTCCCAACTGTCCCAATTGAATCTCTGTATTGTCATGTTATCCCTGGTTGATAGTATCCGGCTCTAAATTGTCTGTAATGGTATTTATCTTTTTAAATGTGTTTGTGGTGTCATTAATGTTGACAAACGAGTCACTTATAAAAGTGATCGAGGAAAATGCTCTGCCACCGATGAAGTGATCATTGACTTCCCAGGTCAACCAAGCTCCGCTCATCATTTCATCAAACTTCATGTCGGTGTTGACAACACTGAAAATCAACTCCGCACGCTCACCTGGGCTTCTGCCTTCATAAATTGCAGCCATACTCTTGCAGCGCAAGCCGCCGAGCAAGATATTAGAAGCATACTCATTGTAAAGCTCATTGGAAATCAACTTCTCGCCTTCAACCTTGTTCCAGGCTGATCTATAGAAGCTACTCCATTGATTTCCATAGCTTATTGGATAGGCTACGTAAGGGCTAATGCCTTTGTATTTGGAGTTGAGGTATGCATCGTAGTCCGTGGCAATATATTCATTGTCGTCTTGATAGTCAAATAGAACTTCGGTGTCACCAGAGAATGTACTGGTTCTCTGAGCATCGAAATAATCAAACGAGGACTTAGAGATAACGTCGGCTGGACTATAAACGACTTTTTGATTGTCATTTATACTTTCTTTATTAGTATCTTCATAAGAAGATCCATAGGCACGATATTTTGTAACGTCATCAATGAATGAAAACACTGGCTTGAAATGTGCTATCGGCTTATCCTGTTTTGGATCGTTGTCGATATGGAACACATACATCGGATATGACTTCTTTTCCGATATAGCGTACTTCTTACAGAAGTTCATGACCTTAAGAGGAATCCAATTAGGAACAAAGAAGTGTATGCTGTCTTTAACAGAATCTTCGATATCAACATCATACCACAACGAGAAATACTTGATGTTATCGAGTGTGTCCTTGACGATTTGCGACAAACGCAGGTTTGGCGTGTTGTTTTCGTCAATTGGATATGTCTTGTAAATCTGGTTTGAAGTCAACATCTGAAATGCTGGAAACTCTACAAGCTTGACAACGATTCTGTTGAAACCAGCCTGGGCTGCTGGGTCGGTTGTTTCTTCTATGATGTTGTGAACGCGGAAATGGATGATCTTCTCTTTTGCATCAGAGGCACTCAAACCGTTCTTGTATGCAATGGAAATAACTTCGTGACCGGTCAATGGAGCAACTGCACGCCAGTTGATAGGATCGGAAATAACCATGTCAGCCATTCTGAATGCGCTGTCAAGAGAGTTGTAGATAGTGAATGCATCGACGTATGCGGTTATAAGGTAGTTGAATGCCTTCTCCATGAGCGCATCTGGACCTTCGCTGACGGTGTTCTTCGTCATGCGCGTCAAACCAATACGGCGGTTGCAGCTATTTACAAGCTTTTGAACAGAATCATAGTTCTGGCTATTGGTGTCGGTCATTGTGTCTGCTGTCCATTATCTTTTGAATTCTTCAAACGTGACATAGTAAACAGTATAGACGAAATATATGTATTTTTTAGAATTAAAATGGTTGTGCCGTTGTCGATAGCGTCTTGTATAAAGTCAAAAGGATCTTCTGCATCATTTACGAGAGGGATAACCCACCACAAAGCGGGATCTCCATAGTAAGTGTTTGCCAAGCCATACAAAGTATCAGAAGATGCTGGATTATACTCAATGTACGCATCGGCATTATATATGGCAGGAACTACACGCACTCTATAAGAGTTCCAAATGTCAAGCAACTTGATCTTATCGTCATCAACGATAGTTGGAAACAGGTTTACGAAGCTCTTCTGATTTACTGGTTGGTTTGCCATGTTTAACCTTATGGTATAGAAGCGCCATTAGCTGGGTTGGTTGGACCAATTGGCTTGGTTGGCGAATCGCCAGCATTCTGTGTATTGCCAAACTGTGTGAAAGTGGTTTGACCGGTATTGGCAATTCGTGAGAAGTCTGATACGATAAGCTGGAAATCGTCACGCATCATCAATTCTGTTGATTCAAAGGTCATAGAGACTTTGGCAACGCTTGGGAACGAACGACGGTTAACAAACTGTGTCAACTGACCGCCACGCATCATGTTGAAAATCTTCAATTCATCAAATGTTGCGTTATACCATGGTCCGGAGTAAGAAACGTTCATGTTCTTACAGAAACAGTTTGAATAGGTATACAAACCAGACTGATGATAGATGTTGAACAAGCATGGTGGAGTGAATGTGTACTGGCGGGCGGTCAATGACAAGAATTCAGATGCTTGCTGACCGGCATTTTCAACGACACCTTCTACTGTGTTTGTTGCATTAGCCAATGATGTGAAAATCTGGCTCCAGATGTTATCGGAGTTCTGTGGTGAGTTCTGATCGTCTCTTCCGGAGAATCTTTTTGGATATGAAAATGCAGTAAGTCCCATGACTGGAATATAAATGTCACGCATGAAGTTATTGTTGGTGAACAACTGGAATTCAATAGTGACAGAAGGATAATCCGAACGTTCATATGTCTTCTGATAGTCAACCTTATGAGAAACTGGCGATTGGTATTCGGCGTTAGCGCCTGCTCTTGCTAATCCGTTAACACCGAGCGAAGTTCCAAAAGCAACCTTGTCGCGAACTTCGGCAAAGTTGTTATAGATGTCCGACATGAACGAGTTGCTTTCCTTCCACTGGTGATTGTGGGTGATACCAACTTCTTTTTGGTTAAGCAAAATTCTAAACTTACCAATGATGTTTGGAGCATTTGCAGCAGATCCGCCGCCGTAATCCAAAGAAGCCTTTGTAACACCATTCTCAACTGTCGTCTTGATTTTCACTGGCTGATAGTTGAAAACTTCGATGAATACTTCGTTCATGAAGAAGTTTGGGTCATTATCATACGGACCGGATGGCATGCTGCTACTATTACCGTCAACTCCAACTACGGTCATGAAAGGATTGTTCTGAGTATCACCACCAGGAGCATATGAACTGACATAGCGACTAAGATTAAAGTCGTTAAGTGCTGGAGGCGTTGGAAGTGTTACTATTGGAGCGTCTGCCATGGTTATCCTTTAGGAGTCGTAGCCCTTGGCTATTGTTTGTATTGAGCCGAAACTCTGATCGGGTGGTACGACCGTCTGTACTGGAGCGGCTGGTGGTTTCTTCTTTCCAAGAACATCAAGTTTGGTATTCAACTCATCGAGCTTCTCGGAAAGCTTCTTATGGTTTTCTCCCATGCTATCCTTCAAATCAACCGCCATCTTGGATATGGCTGGCTTTGAGTTATCTGTTACCGAACTGATTGACTTCTTCAAATCATCTGCTGGTGTCTTTTCGCGGTAGCCGGCTGGTGGCTTGATAGGCTTATGTGTTGCAAGAGCATCATCAAGATCATTGAAGCGACTTTCGGCTGTCGATGCGGCATCTGGAGCGGCTTCTGCGGCAGGTGGCGGCGATGATTGCTTAGCTGCATCAGCTTTAGATGACTCGATTTTCTGATCTGCCTTCGGCTTATCTTTGGACTTAAGGTCTTTGCGCTTCTTAGCGCCTTCTCCGATGATATCTGACCATGCATCAAATGCCGATTCTATTTCCTTACCAGACTTGAGAAGTGACTTGACGACATTATCACCATTACTGACAAGGTTCTTATCATTCAACCACTGCGAATTCATGAATGTTCCCTTAGCACTCTTCTTGGAATCTTCCCATGTCTTGCTAAGATCCTGAATTTGCTTCAAAGTCACCTTGGCTTGGCGAGCAACATTCTTTGCTTCTTCTGGTGACATATTCTTGACTGCATTTGGATCCTGTAGACGCTTACCAAGACCGTCAAGACCCGATCTGATAGTACCCGCAAGCATCTCGCCTTCAGTAAGCTTCTGCATCTCCTCATCAGAGGTTCTAAAGTCGGTTGAATTCTTTGCTGCGGAGAATATGCCACCCATTGAAGCGGCTGTTGTTGTCATACGTGAATTTTCACGCTCAGCAAGCGATGTTGCTGATGCTTCATCTTGTCCCATGCCGGCTTTGGTGTAACGCTGTGCTCCCGCCTTGACATCTGGTGAATCTTTATTGAGGCTTGCTTCGTTTTGCTTTGTTACAGCTTCGGCAGTTCCCTTGGTAGACTCGCGTACATCACTCTTGTTGCCAGTAATGGTTTTGGCTGTCTTGTATGTCTCATATGCTGTATATGCCGATGCTGCGGCAAGAGCACCGACAGCCAATCCGCCAGCAGCAGATCCGGAACCGAGGAAGCGAGCACCTTGAAGAGCCAATCTGCCACCCTGCATTGCAAGACGACCACCACCTTTGGCAACTCTTCCGATCTTTCCAAGAACATTCTTACCCGTCTGCCAGCCTTTCTTGAGACGAGATCCCCACTTACCCAAGCCTCCACCTTCGCCCTCCTCTGCACCTTCCTTGTGTTCGCCTTCATGTTCTGCTGGCTGGGCTTGGTTCTTTTGAGTTCCCTGCTGATTACCGCCAAGTTCCTTGACGATATCATCTACGAGATTGTTGCGAATGTATCTGTTAAGCTTACTGATACCGGACTTGACGTTGGTTATTTCTTCTGATTCGTCGTCATTTTCTCTATCAATCTTCTTAACCGATTTAGAAAGCAAGCCGAGTCTATTTTCTTCCTTGCGGTCCTGCATCGCCTCTTTATCATCCGCTTCATCAAGGCGCTTGAGTATTTCTTTGGTATCATTTCGTATCTCCTTTGAAAGAGAATCCGATCCGACAGATTTCATTGGTTCGAAACCTGGGTTGACCTGTCCCTTATCCTTATTGCCTTCACCAAGCCAAGGCTGAACCTTCTTGGTTACATAATTGGTGCTCTTGCGGAACATATCGCGGTATGCATCTGTTGCATCCTGCGGTTTATCGTTCTGCTTTGTAAACATTTGAAGTGTGTCGCTAATAAGCGATCTACCAGCCTTTGAGGCTGTCGAGTTCTTTTCCTTGAACTTATCTTTTTCAGCCTGCCATTCAGCCAATGCCTCTTTCTTTTCATTGTTGCTCTTCTCGATGTACTCGTCTTTCTTCTTTTTAGCAAGTTTCTTAACGGCAGACTTGTTGTCTTCTACCGGAGCCTGGGCTGTTTCAAGTTCCTTGATAAGATCATTGAACATATCGGTCTTCATGCCGCCGAGAGCCTGCTGCTTCTTAAGAGCGGCGACCATCTTTACCAATTTTTTCTGCATATCAGCATCTTTTGCTGCTGCGGCTTTTACATCATCTTCTATAGATGCATAAGTCTTATCGAATTCTGGATTGACCTGACCAACATTTGGTTTCTTGATCTTTTCCGGAGCGAGCATCTTGGCAGCGCCGGAAAACGCGCCGCGAGCAACGTCTCTAGCAGCATCGGTTGGATCTTTAGATTTGTCGTTTGGTTTGGTGAAGGTGTTGAGAGTTGCCGAAGCTGTTGTTCTGACCGACTTGCTCAACGTATTGAAGCGTTCACCAAGAATAGCGAAGCTAGCCTTCAACTGAGCCTGAGTTTCCTCACGCTCCTTCTGGCGTTCACGCTTGAAGTTTTCTACAATCTCTTTAGTAAGTTGTTCAACAGACTTCTCACTGCTGTTCTTGATCGACTTGCTCAGTGTATCAATTGTCTGATTGTTCTTACTGGCGGTTTCTTTCTTGATACCAATTTGTTCAGAGATAGTAGCCGATAGCTGTTTTATTTCGGCACGCATTTCAGTAAGCATCTGCATCATCAGAGCTTTGTCATCGACACCGATATTTCTAGCTATCATCTTCGGATCTACCATGCTTATTCTCTGGTTGCCTTATAAAGTGCGGTTATGCCTTCTACGACTAATTCGTTAAGCTCTTGCTTATCTCTGTCCTTTTCCTGTTGCTTTTTTAAAGCTTCTTGTTCAAAGGCGTGGCTAAAGACCAAAAATTCAAAGAATTCAAGTTCTTCGGCTTCTTCTTTATTTATACAACCGTTAGAATTTTTTATAAGTTCAATGATGTCGCTAAGGGTAGAAAGGTAAGTGTCGGTGCCAATTTTCACTTTATAAAAAAATCGACAATCTTTGCCTCTTCCTTCTCGTTCTTATATTCGCACTTAGTGCATTTGAAATTAAATACCAGCTTTGGTCCAAACGGACTGCATTTGACGAAATAGTTCTTTAACTTCTCAAAATCATCAATCGAAAGACCTTCTACAAACTCCTGACGCTCTTTTATAGATGGTGTGAACTTGCGGGACACATCGTCCATATTTAAGTACAGTTCCTTGACCGTGGATGCCAGTGTAATAAATTCTTTTTCCACGTCGGAGGTTATCTTGGCTTCGGTGATATATTTGTCTATGTCGATATTATCCTGTCTGGTAAGCTGACTGACTAAAAACTTAACATTTCCATTTGAGGCATCAATGAGGTTATCGACATCATCCGGCTTTTTAAAGTTTTCTACTATGGCGCCCTCCAGTGCAAATTGAACGTTTTCATTCAATTCTCCGCACTCAGGGCATACGTGATCAACGCCAACGTGGGTAGCGGTGGTTGAAATTTTGCGAAGACACATCAAAAGCTGGCGGCGTTCCTCGTCAACGAGGTGGCTGGCACTAACAGGCTCTTCATTGACATCAGCAACATAACGTTCAATGAGTTTATCGATAAATGTATCAATCTGCTCATTCTTCTCACTCTCAAGAACCTTAAGGAACTCCTTCTTGTCCTTCATTTTAATTGGGCGAAGAAGCACTTTCTTACCGCTGTAGCATAATTCTACTTCGATGGTGTTTGCTTTAGAGGCATACGCCTTCTTGATGTCTTGCATCGTAATGTCAGCCATGATATTTTCCTTCTGTTGTATTATAACCGAAACCCACTAAAATTATGTGGGTTACTGGATGCCGAGCGATATTGCAGTGCCAGCGTCTTGTGTCTGATATGCAGCGAAAGCCGATGGATCGATCTGCATGGAGAAGTAATCAAATGCGAAATCTACTGAAAATCTTGAGAATTCTTTACTGTCGTTGCTTATGGTGTAACCGCTTACATTTTTTGGAAAGAGTCCCATCATGCTATATGAGCAAACAGGGTTTCCCTTACGGTCAAGCTGATTGACGATGGCTTTTCTTTTATAAGAACGAGGGGTGGCAGCAGCCTTGCGGTTAAAATCAAATGCCAAGCTGGACCATGCAATGAATGTGCTTCTTAAAACATAGGTATCGTCGGACAAAAACTCTACTGTCCATGGTGACTTGAATTTTACACCTTCGGCTACCTCAATTTTTACACCCTGGAATTCAATGATCTTCGTTTCTAATCCATAACTTGGAAGTTCGAACGAACGAGCAAATGCTGTGAGGGTACTTCTATTACCATCGCCATTATAAATGCCAGCGGCAGGTATATCAATCGAGAAAAGGTATGAACGTGTAAAATCCCCGCCGAGTTTTGCAATTTCTTGCACAAAACCGGCGGGGTTTATATCGAGAAGTGTCATGTTTTAGTCACCTACCGCTATTCGCGGATTAGGTGGTTCCGATGTCCTGTGGAGCCGGGTTAGCAACAGGAGGCTGAGCCGCACTGTTACCAATTCCAACTGTGAACGGAGCGATAGCTGGCTTGGAGTTATCTGCACCGATTTCATTGACGGCGGAACCGACAGTGAAGAAGTCATATTCAAACGAGACTTCGAATGTTTGTGGAGCAAGTGTATCGTGGTTCAATACAGGAGCGCCAACCTTCGATGCCCATGCGCCATAGAAGTTGTATGCGAATACCGAGTTACCGGCACGATCCAACTGTTCAACCTTAAGGTTCGAAGCCTTGTACTGGTTGATGGCTGCTGGTGACATGGTACCTACGTCATAGATGTAAGATGCCCAATTCAAAAGCTTGCCACGGATAGCTTGGTTCTCGTCAGCGAGAACGGTTATCGACCAAGGAGACTCAAAGTTAGCTACAGTAGCAACTCTGATCTTCTGACCCTGGAAACCAATTTCTTCCTTGCCTATCGAGTAGGCTGGAAGGTTGGTCGAACGCGCAAACATGCTCAGTGTCTTTGCATCACTGACCCAACCAGGGATCGTGATTCTGAACATATATGCGCGGGTGTAGTCGCCAATTACCTGTCGAAAGCCTTTCAGGTTGGCATCGAATGCTGCTGTTGCCATGTTAAGTGTTCTCCTAAGTTATTAGCCTCTACCGACAAGCTCTTGGAAGCTTACTCCGGTACCGACAGCGGTGAAGATGAGCTTGATGAATTCGATTACGCGGGTTGGCTTAACCAAAATCTCGGCAACGAATTCGTTACGGTCGATAACATCTGCTGTGTTGTTCGACAGATCAGCAACAACCAAGTAGTCATATACGCCGCGCTTGGTCTTGATTTCCGAGAGGAAGCTGTTAACCATGTTGCGGAAGCGGGTACGGGTTACATCGTCATTGAGTTCGAAGATGAAGTAGCGAGCCATTGCTTCGATTGCGCGTTCCATGTAGAGGAAGAGGCGACGGACGTTCACACGGTCGAATGCCGATGGACGTGCCTGCAATGTCTTCTGACCCCAAATTACGATACCTTGTCCAAGGAACTTGACGATTGGGTTGACACGGCTGACATACAAGATGTCGCGCTGTGCTTGGTTTGGGTTTATAGCTACGTCGATGACGTTGCTGATAATACCACGGTTCAAACCGGCTGGAGCCCACCACTGTGCGTAGCTGAAATCAGTACGAGCATAGGTTGCGCCGACGAATCCGGCAGTTGGAACCCAACGGTTCTTTTCCATGTATGGATCGAAGATCAAGAAGTAGTTGCCGTAGAGGGCGCTGTAGCTACTGTTGATGTTGAGTGTGGACAAAACGTAGTTCGACATCTGTGTGTACACTTGATCAACAACCTTGTTGGTTGTGGTGTTCATCATGATGCTCTGTGGAACGTTGAGGATTGCCATGCAGTCCTTACGGATGTTTGCTGCAAGGTTATCCATTTCGCGCTTGACGTTATCCGAGTAGTCGCAGTCGAGAAGAAGATCGACTTGGATGGTTTCCTTGTTTCCAAAGTATTTCTGCCATGCCAAGAAGAATTCGCCTTCAAGCTGACCAAGACCTGGGTCAATGTCAGGAACGCCACTGTGAGAAGCTGGGTTGTTGGAATTCTGGTTGGTGTAACCAGCAAGTCCGTCAGCACCCATCAATGGGGTCTTACCAATCGACCATGTGACTTCGATAGCCTTTGACGACTGCTCACTGTCACCGGAGAATAGGCGAACGTATGTGTTTGCTACGTTAACGACTGCTGGACCGAACATCTTCTGTCCCTGACCATCCAACTTGTCTGGATCTGTCGAAACGAGGTATGCATCATCCAACTGACCGTTCTCATTGAAAACGTAGAACAAGTACGAGTCGTAGAAGTAGATTGGGTTGCCCGATGGATCATACGAAGCAACTTCTGGAACTGGACCGTATTCTGCGGCTGTGTAAACGCCAAGCATGTTGGTGTTGACTGCCCAACCAGCGGTTGTGTTGCTGGTCTGGACCGAGCCGTCAGGGTTGAGAGGCTGCGATACGATGACATCATCACGGAGCGAAGGGGCGCGGCTCAAGAGAGCGTCACCGCTGGTTCCGTTCCAATACTTAGCAATGACTGCTTGCTGATCTGCTGGGAGAACAGCCTGTACCAAGTCGCGCTTGAAAGACTGGAGAGTAACGTATTCGAAATTCGAAACTATTGCGAACGAAATGTTCTCATAGAATGGTCCAGGTCCAACCGAGTAGACGTGGATGAGCTTGTCGGCGCCACTTGTGTCAAGTGGACCACCGGTTGTTACGGCAGTATCGACAGCATCGTATGTAAGAGGGTACTGTTCGACCTTCATTGGTTCTGGCTGAGCAACCAAGTCGCCTTGCGGCTGTGTTGAAGTTGGCTGCGTGAAGCCGACTACTGCACCAGCGCAATCGCGGGTAGAGTCTTCGATACGAACAACCTTAAGGCTGCTGGAGCCTTCCGAGAACTTGAGGGCAGTCCAAGCGAACTTGAAGTTGACATCATCGGGAGCGCCGAAGACATCGACATAGTTTGCTGGGTTTATGATGTCAACTACTACGTTGACAGGACCCTTGGTTGAAGCAACTACCACAGCACCGGTCGATGAGTTGACCGAAGGGGTAATGAGGCTTACGTCTCTTTCAATTATCTCTACGCCGGGAGAAAGAATTGCCATGATGTGACTCTCCTTGAATGTCTTTGATTATATTTATATGCCTTTATGTTTTGTAATTTGGATTTTTTTATATCCATACGAAACATAGGCTCCATTCAAGTATTTATAAAAATTATCGGGACAAATCGTTTCTAAGTCTATCTTTATCAGAAAGAGGTCTAACGTACTTATTAAAGCCGTTCAAAATGTCCTCGTCTGTGGATGAATCTTGGTTCTCTTGACCCTCTATAGGCTGCTTGCCAGCATAGTACATGAAATCGTCCTGGAAGTAGCGTGTACGCAGCGCATACGATACCCAATATGCGGACGATACAATGTCATCATGCAGATTTCTGCCTGGACGAGCTTTAAAGACACCTGGGGTTATTTCTTCAAAATATGACAGTTCAACGAGCATATCGTTTGAACGAATGAACATGCGCTGGCTTTCTAGATCGTTTTTAAAGAAGTTAAGAGCCATCGGCTTTGTTCTGACGTTAGCGTTGATACCGTGTTCTGCACGCTCATAGTCAAAATAGATGTTCTCATACTCTTTATCGTGATAAAGAACCTTACATACAACTTCACCAGTTGTATTGTTTTCAACAACAATCATAGGATTGTTATAGTGCTTAGAAAGTTCATGTATCTTGTCTATGAAATCGAACAGTACAATATTGTTGCGTCGGAACACTGCTACTTGTTCGTACTTGTTAGTTTTTGCAAAATCAGTTACATCAAAAATGTTGATGACAGAATAATCGGTGCTGTTACCTGCGCCTTTAGCTACGTCTACGCCAAAAGCGTAGAGCCTGCCGCGCATTGGCTGCTTCCATACAGAGAATCCTTCTTCTGGTGACCAATTTGGGTCACAAACGTGATCTTTCAAAGCGACGAGAGTATTACCTTCAATAAGGGTACTTGTCGAACCGGTGAAAGAACACTCTTGTTCTTGATTGAACTTGATTTTACCGAGAAGTGCATATGTCTGTTGGCGCCACTGCTCGTCACGATCCGGATGCTTGCTCCAAGGGACCT